GACAAATCGAGATTTTTGTACATTTCAGCAAATTCATCGCCTATGTCTCCTACAGGAAGTTTTATAGACGACTCCTGTTCCAAAATAGAATCAATTGATTTTTCGATTAAAGACATTATTATATATTATAAAACATATTTTTTAAATTGTAGTTCATTTTTTTTTAAAAACATTTAACTATATCTTCATATAACTCTTTTTTGTTTTTGGGTTTGTTGCTTGTTTTATTTGTTATTTCAAAACCTAATTTAATAGCAATATCAACCAAATCTGGCAATTTATATGCCGAGAAAGGTTTGATTGGCTTGTCTACACTGTCTATTTTGTATAACGTATTTTTAATATCACTCGTATTAGCAATAACACTTTGTTCAATACCATATTTGTTATTTTGCATTTGATAAACAATAAAAATCGTAGGTTCGTCATTCATCAACAATTCATAGTATGTTTTATTTTTAATATATAAAACGTTAAGATTCTCAAACACACAAAGGGATAAAAATGTACCAATGTTTAGTTTTTCCTCATTTGCCAGGTTATTTTCCAAATTAGTGAGTGTGGTGAATTTATACGTTTTAATAAGTTGTTTGTCTTTTCTAATTTTTTCAACGTATTCTATTTTATTCTTTTTTTCTACTACTATATTTTTATTGTCTATCATTTCGTATTGTAGGTCACCATGTTTCATTATAAAAAAACACCAAAACAATGTATCTTTTTCACATGGTATATAAATTTTGTTTATGGGTTTAACAATTTTAAATTGTTCCTTTGCAACGAACTGTCTAGGTTGCGATTCCATTTTCATTTTCAAAGAAGATTCGATTGCTTGTTCGTATAGTGAAAATTTTTGCAACTTATTTATTAGCTCCATATTAGAAGTGGCGTTGGCGTTCATTTACTACTACTTATTTTGTTTGTATCTTTAATATCTTTTGTAAAATATGTGTTTTTATAATCCTCCTTTTGTTTCTCAGCTTGGTGGAGAGTACTTTCTTGTGCGTTTACATAATTTATATAGACACTTAATTCATGTATTAAATCTTTGTCAAGGTCTGACAAATTTATGTGTATTCCATACTTATTCTCATTTAGTGTGACGTTGGTATGGTTGTGTAAAATTCTTAGAATTTCCACTTGATTGAATTTATTCATATGTTCGACTGATTCTCGTATATAGTTAAGCTCACTAACTGTATACTGATTAACTTCGTGTGTAGTCATTGAAACCTCCATTTTTATATGTATGTATTAAATAGACAAATCTGTTTAAACTTTAATTGTATATACTTTTATATATTTGTTTTTAGTCCATTTGACACATATTAGAATGATAATCGCTTTCGCGTTTTATTTTTTAAAAATTTACATGGTTTTTTTGCAGTTTGATTTCTCTCTTTACTTTTTAATGACTTTAAATAATCTGGTATTTCGTTTTTAATTTTGTCGCCTGCAAAATGAAGTGTAAAAACGCATCTGTTTTCTTTTTCAAGAAGATTACTATAAAAAGATTGAAAAAAACTCCAATCAAAAGTTTGTATGTATTTATTGTACTTAGGTGATATATATTTTTCAAAACTGCCTTGCTCGTAACAAACCCCTGCCCATTTACCATTTGTTGTCCACTTGTTTCGTACCGTTTTGTGCCATTTAGTTTTATTATAACATTTCATCCAATCGTTCATTATATTCATACCTATTTCATTATTTAAAACAAGAAATACACCTGCGTTAAAAGAAGATTTCCATATTTTATTATCAGGTGATTTATAAAAATATTTGTCTTTTATTAACATATCTTCCAATCGAATGTCAAAATTGTGAATACACGCGTCCATGTCTACCCACAAAATACCTTTATATTTTTTAGTTTGCAAGAAATGCTGTAATAAATACACTTTTATCCAATAAGGAGGCAAATCATACTGTTTTTTGATGAAAACATAATCATAATTATATTTTGAACAATATTTTTTATTTATTTTCATTAGTTTGATAAAATCATTGTCTACTTTACGATTATCATATTGCAAAATTAAAAATGTATCCATATATACTATCTATATTTTTCTATATTTCAAGTGTTTAATTAAATAGTATAAGATACTCATCGCATATGTATATACATTTACGTTTTAAATGAGAAAAGGTGTAAAAAAAAATTTTATACCTTTTATATTTGCACCATCAACTGCAATTAGTTTTCAATCACAATTTTTGGTTTCGAAAACTCCTTAGTATCCTTGACAACATATTTTTGTTGGTCGTAATTATTTTCCTTCACGATTTTTGGTTTTACCAACTCTCCAATAATAGAAACGTATTTGTCGTTTAATTCAAATCTCTGACCTATAACTCTTACATTAAATTTGTCTCCTTCCTTTATTTCAGAAAACAAATCGTTGCTATAATTATGGTCTTTTGCAACAAACACGATTACTGGTGAAGGAACAGCGTCTGCACTATCAGCCCTAATACCAGCTTTTGTAATATTTTTTGCCACACACGAAATTAGCATACCTTCGACTGGAAAACAAACGTCACATTCAAATACAACTTGAAATGTAATATTAATTCCACGACTAATTATGCCACTCGAATACGTGACAATTTTTGTCGACACCGGTTTTACAAATCCTTCAACAATACATTTCCCTTCGAAATTGACAGAAACATTTTGTTCAATAACTTCTAAAATGTTTTTTCCTACAGCAGTTATAGGCAACACGATATTTCTCGTGATTAAACACCTAGAATACACAGATGATATTCTTACTTCTCTTCTTTTATTTTTATTTTGTATTTGAACATTCTTTGCGCCTGCTTCCATTATTCTATGTATACAATATAATCTTTTAATTATTTTTCAATTTTATTTATTAATAATTTATTTTTAATACATAGTCAAATATTTTGTAAAAATAGAAATGTTAGAATATATTATAAATGGATAATAACATTGTTACCAGCAAACTAGGTAGACAATATTTGACAAAACTAAATAGAGTGCCTCCGGCAAAATTGGTTTTTCTCGCTACACCTGCGGTAAAATCATTGCCTAAAGTCGTTGATTTAAGACCTAAGTGTGGGCCAATTTTAGACCAGGGTAATTTGGGTGCTTGCACAGCATTTGCGTTGTCTGCTATAGTTAGTTTTATTAAACAAAAAACTAGACCATCAGAACTGTTTATATATTACAACGAACGAGTTATTGAAAACACAGTTAGTCAAGACGCCGGAGCAACTTTAACAGATGGCATAACCGCGTTGAAAAAATATGGAGCGTGCGAAAATTCATTATGGCCATACAACGTAACCAAATTCGCAGTTAAGCCAAATGCTAATTGTTATACACAAGCTGCTAAAAATAAGGCATTGTCTGTGCTTAACATTAGAAACACCATGACCGATATGAAAAATTGTTTGGTTCAGATGCGCCCATTTGTAGTTGGAATACCAGTATATGAATCATTCGAAAGCGATGCAGTGGCTGTAACTGGAATGGTGCCTATGCCCCTGTCAACCGACAAATTGTTAGGATATCACGCTGTTGTTTGCGTAGGCTTTAATGATAAAATTAAACATTGGATAATGAGAAATTCATGGAGTTCTGCGTGGGGAGACAAAGGATATTTCTACTTGCCTTATGCTTACTTAACAACTGAATCATCGGATAACGTTGAAGGGTTTGATTTGTGGGTTATAACAAAAATGAGTACGCCTCCAAAAATAGTAAAAATGATACAAATTAACCAAATTAACCAAATTAACCAAATTAATAAAATTAACCAAATTAATAAAATTAACCTAATTAACAAAATTAACCTCATCAATAAACTTAATAAAATGAATCAATTGAAAACATTGATTATGTAAATGTATTCACGTAATAATTTTATAAAGCTTATAATACATAGCCATTTCAGGTGTTAAAAACCATCGCTTACCTCCTTTTTTAACAATTTCGTAATATCGTAATATAAATTCTTGAAAAATGCATAATTCTGTCTGACCAATTGCCTCCCGAATGACGTTTCCGTCTGAATCTTTCTCTAGTTTTGTATTTTTGCCAGTATATTTGTCTTCTCCGAGAATTGAATTTAATTTTTGTATGGTTTTTTCTTTTCCAGATTCTTCACATGTAGCTCCTGTGTCACGTTTAGAGTCCATATCCTTTGTTTTAAATACTAGTGCAGAGTTGTTTTTTTTATATCCAATAAACCCAATAAATCGGTTATATTCAGTCGCAGTAAATGTAAACAACTCTTTAACCTCCTTGCTTGATGCTATTTCTCTCTGGTCTTCGGGTTCTGATTCAATCCATTTATTATTGGGATTTAATATCATCAACTTAAATTTATTTAAATTGTACATAATGATACATTTGAAATTTTTCGTCACAATTGTTTTTCTCTTAAAATATTCCATCAAGTACCAAATAAACGAATGTTTGGTTATATCTCTCAACGCGTAAAGATAATTTATTAGCTCTATTTTATCATTGTAAAATAATTGTTCTATCATATGTGCGGTTAAAAACTCCAACAAATATTCTTTCATTTCAGGATATTCTTTTGATATTTTTTGTATGACAATTCCACTATGTTTGTACCAATTATCATCGCCTCTGGGGACTTTTGGCAAAGATATATATTCTTTTGAAAGTTCAAAATTAACATTTAATTCATCTGCAACTCGTTTGCCTTCTGTATTGACAACAACATTCAGATTATTAAGATTATTCAGGTTGTTTAAATTTCTGGTATCTATAACCGGTTTTACAACTTCTTGTTTAATTTCAAACTTTATTGCATCGTGTTTGTAATCAATAGGAACTGTTCTATCAAAAATGGAAACGTTTTTATCTCTCAATTCAATTGGCTGAAACAAATAATACTCATCAATGTTTACAAGTCTACCATTTCTTCCGTATTTGTCAACAATAAATTCATTATTGTCATCAATCAGTTGTGTCAATGCAGAATAAATTTGAACGTACGGATACTTTTTCGGCGTCTGTATAGCATTTATTAATACATCCTTTTTATAAAAAAAGCTTTCTTTCATCAACATTCTTATTCTTTGGGTAATCTTTTCTGAATTCATAACAATAAAATTTTCGTTATACGTGTCTTCATTTAAATCCTGTTCACTCACATTCTTGTTTGGTCTACACGTATAGTCACATGTGGGCATATAATCGCATGCGGGTGAAAAAGGTTCATCACCAATTTTAAAATCATTTAGCACAAGTCCTGTAGATAATTCTTGCGTAATAGGTTCTTCTAAAATAGCGGCAATTTTTTCTTGTGTGAAATTGGTTTGGTCGTGGTTAATAATACAATCAACAGAGGTTTCTTTTAAAATACGACTAACTTTTCCTATTTGTATTGCTTTAAATTCTGCAACTCTATAAACATATAAATCGGCAGATTCTTCATTCTTTTCATTGCCAAGTATAGTTCCGTGCATAAAAATTTGAACATTTCTCTTTTCAAAATCCAAGTCTTTGTGACTAAAATTACGCACAGCACGACCTATAATCTGTTCTATACGATTCATATTATACCACGGCTCTAGTATATGAACTTGACGAATAAATTTCAAATCAATTCCTTCTGAACCAGCCTTTGAAATCAATACAACTTTTATTTTATTCCCGTCCTTATTATTGTCATTTGTCAAGCCTTTTACTTCAAAATCGTTATTAGGCGATAACCGCCCATCACCTGTAATCATCGAATAACGAGCAGGAATAAAATTTTTTTTATCCGCTGGTTCTTGCATGGTTCTTACGTCTATTATAGGTGAAGGGGGTGTTTTAAACAAAGGCTTACTATTCTCGCCATATCTAGTAAAACCCATTTCTTCCAAAGCTAATGCCATTGGAATTAACCCACTGTCAATATATTGCGAATAAATTAAAATAATTCCTTCACTAACGGTATTTGTTTCTGTATCATAAATACTATCTAAAATACTTTTAATCTTAATACTATAATTACCAATTACATCTCGTGAAAAAATGCGTCCATATTTGCGAACAATGGATTGTTTATATTGAAACTTGGCCTTTTCAGGTGGCGATTTTTCATCTACAAAATCCATCATCCTTTCCAGTCCTTTTTTACCAGTTAATTCGCGGGGGTCAATATGTACATTTCCGCCTGATTTGTTGAAGCTCATTTTATCAGTTTCTACTTCTGAACTACTACTAGTTTCTTTGACAATTAGTGGTTTTGCAGAAATATTTAGGATGGCGCCCGCGGATTCTTCTTCATTTACCACGGCCTCCGGAACAATACCAGGAAGTTCATTTACTTCTAAAACGTTTTCAGAAACGCTTCCGGAAAAATCTTCCGATAACTCATCAGAAAACGATTCTTTTGGGACATTGTCCATAATTTCTTTTAATTGGTCCATTGGATAAGATATAATTAATGATTCTAATGGTAATTGTAATAATGTATACCCAAACGACTCCATATTTTCAAAACTAGGCATATCCCGCACAACTCCCTTCTTCGTGGTGATTGAAAATTCTTTGTGTCTTAATGAATAAATGATATAATTGTACGCGCATCCTTGACATTTGCCACACTTGTTGCAATTTTTAATTGTATTTAAATATAAACTTAAAATACGATTTTTATCCGATTCTTTGATTTTTTTAAGATTCATTTGATAGCTTGGATATTTTACAAATGGGAATGTTTTATCGGGTGCAAATTGATTAGGATAGATTCTATAAGGAAACGTATATGGATTTTCACCTCTAACAAATGAAATATATCCTGTAGCCTTTCTTATGAGCATTTCTTCGCCATTTTTTTTAAATCCACCATTTTTCTCAAAAATGTCTTTTACTTCAATTCTGCCTCTGCGGTCGTTTGTATTCATAAGATTTAATAACCATACAATTTCTTTATGACTATTATACATTGGTGTGGCGGATAGTAAAACAAACCTCATGTTTTCGGCAGATTTAACAAGCAACTCTAAATTAATGGCCACTTTTTTATTTTCATTATCTTCTGTTTTCCTAATATTATGAACTTCATCAATAACTATTAACCTATTGTCAAATTCGTTACGCAAACGTCGAATTGTCTTTTTGTTCAACGTAATTTCATTTTTCTTTGTTTTAACTTTATTGTCCACATCTTCCGAATAATCAATTGTTTTAATTATATAATTGGCAAATTGTCCATATCCCAAAAATAAATAATAAGTATTTATCAGACTTTTTATTTGACTAATCACTTTCTCTTTTGTAATCCCTTTCATATTCATAGGATTTATTTCTTGAAGTAGTTTATTTCCAGTGCAAGCACGTATATTCCATACTCCGTCAACAAGTTTTAATTTCCTTTCGTCAAATAATTGCAGTTTGAAATTGTCCTGAACGTTTTCCGATGCTACAATGATAATGCGTTTGGTTGTTCCTATCTGCTTCATATAGTTTCGCATTTCTTCGCATACACCGATTGCACTGCATGTTTTTCCTGTGCCTAATCCATGATAAAGCATTAAACTATTATAGGGAGTCTGAGACGACATAAAGTTTTTAACAAATGCTTGATGTGGTGACAATTCGAAATCGGCTCTGCTTAATTCATCTGCATATTCTTTGATATTTTTATGTATGACGCCATCATATTTTGTATCATTGAATTCTTTTTTGGTTGCGATTTTTATATTAAAATTTTTATCACTTAAACTAGGATATAAATAAGTATCCGCATTGGGTGTTTCTGCAATACACGATTGCTCAATAAATTCTTTTTTTAACAGAAATTTATTACACTCCTTAGAATAATAATTTTCATTAGAACAATCGAGTCCTTTGAACTCTTCTTCTAAATCGTACTTGCAACTTTTGGCTATTTGTGGTTTTTTTTGCGCTATTACAGGAGTTATTAATGGACTACTACTTGATGAGCTACTTATTGGAGTACTGCTTGATGAAGCGGACGCAGCTGAAGATGAAGATGAAGATGAAGATGAAGAAGAAGAAGAAGATGAAGAAGTACTCGATGACTCTTCTATAATTAATGGTGTTTTTACAATATTGGGTTTTGCAATATTGGTAGACATATAATAGTATATATTATGAATATAATCTATATTCTTGTAAAATATTATTAATATTTGCAATTAATTTTTTTTTCTCTAAATTGTATGGTCTTATTGATTTTAAACATTCATCAATCGTTTTCCACTCTATTTTGCTAACTTCCGTAACCTGGTAGTTGTTCAACACGTCCTCATTGTCATTAATATGAGCCAAAAAATATTTGTGTTTATAAGATTTATAATTTGTTCCTATAAATATTTCCTCAAATGACATGACATTTTCAACAATAGTTATATTATTTTTTGAAATGCCGGTTTCTTCTTCGAATTCTCTCATAGCACATTCAATATCCTTTTCTTTATTATTACGTCTTCCCTTTGGAAATTCCCATTCAGTTTCATCCCATTTGGTAGTGCTTTTATCAATAATGTCTGATAGCGTTATTATGTCAGCGTCGACTGCTACGCCAACCCCATTTTTAATCACATTAAATTTTTTCGAAGATGAAAATTCTTCACTTTTATGTTGTATACTAATGGCATCACCCCACATGGTTTTCCATAAATTTTCAAACGTGTCTTCGTTGATTTTTGTTTTTTCTGACAAAGACATTTCGTCGATTAATTTCTGAATTTGGTTAACGTTGTAAGGCGTATATTTGCCTCTAATAAAATCAATATAACCAAAACTATCTTTTCGTCGTATCATTAAAAATTGTAGACCAATCGGACTAGACCTAAATAAAATAATTCCATAACTTGTAATTGGTAATTTACATTGATGGAATAAATGTCCTTGTTTCCCACAGTTATTGCACACATTTATATTTTTGTTCATAAAACTATATATGTTTAAAGAATTATATTTTTATATTAGTTTAGTCTAATGACATATTTAGATCCAAAAATATGGGGTCCGCATTATTGGTTCTTTTTGCATACATTATCTATGACGTATCCAAAAAATCCCAATGCTGTAAACAAAAAAAAATATTATGAATTTATTCAAAGTCTTCCATTGTTTATTCCAGTCGAGAGTATATCGGGAGAATTTAGCAAATTATTAGATAAGTATCCAGTTGCTCCGTATCTGGATAATAAAGAATCGTTTGTTCAGTGGATGCATTTTATTCACAACAAAATAAACGAAAAACTAGAAAAACCGCAAATTTCTTTAAATGAATTTTATATTAAATATTATGAGGAATACAAACCCAATAATATAAAACTATTGGAGTTTTATAAATGGAGAGAAAAGGTAATATACGTCGGACTTTTATTGGCTATTTCTTTGGCGATTTATTGTTTATACGATAAATGACCATTTTAATAAAATTTTGTAAAATTTTTGTAAAGATGTATATATAATACAAATGTCTAATAAATCAAAAAAATGTACAAATTCAAAAAAATATAAAAAAGGGGGTAATGTATTAGCGTCCGGTGGGTTTGGTTGTGTATTTCGTCCAGCATTAAGATGTGCAAAATCTAAGACTAGAAAACGCGGTCAAGTGAGTAAGTTGATGACTATAAAGCATGCGACAAAAGAATATGACGAAATTACACAATTTAAAGAACGCTTACATACAATTCATAACTACAGCGATTATTTTTTGCTCGATGATATTACTATGTGTCAGCCAGCAGAGTTGACCGAAAGCGATTTGTCAAATTTTAAACAAAAATGCAAGGCCTTGCCAAAAGACAGTATAACCAATACAAATGTGAATGCTTCATTGGAGAAATTGATGCTTTTAAATATGCCGAATGGTGGTATTCCAGTAGATGACTTTATTTTGAGAGCTATAAATTTTAAGGAATTGTATAATTTAAATAAATCGTTGATACGATTATTGAAGCATGGAATTATACCTATGAACAAAAAACACGTATACCATTGTGACATTAAAGATTCCAATATATTAGTAAGCGATAACGAAGGCACTTTAAAAACGCGATTAATTGATTGGGGATTATCAACAATGTATATTCCTGATAAAAACGACCCTATTCCACGCGCATGGGTAAATAGACCATTACAATATAACGTGCCGTTTTCAGTCATTATTTTTTCAAATGCATTTGTAGAACGTTATACTGATTATATTGGCAACAATGGTCAAATAGACGAGAACGGTCTGCGCCCATTTGTATCTGATTACATGGATTTTTGGATGCGCGAAAGAGGTCGTGGACATTACGCGTTGATAGATTCAATAATTAATATTTTATTAGATAAAAAATATACATTTGGTAAAGACAGAACAAAAACTACTCGTTCAATTATAACAGACTACATTGTTGAAATACTGATTCATTTTACGAGATTTAAAGCAGATGGAACATTAACCCTACGTGAATATTTAGACAAAGTGTTTGTAAACAATGTAGATGTATGGGGATTTGTATCTACTTATCATCCGTTATTGGAAAATTTACACGAAAACTATGATATTTTAACGCCTGTTCTGCATGATTCATTCCATATTATTAGAAATTTATTTCTATATTTATATTCACCGGCTATGCATCCATTAAATAAAGATTTCATTATAAAGCATTTAACTAAATTAGGTAACTTATTCAAATCCGAAACGATACCTAGCAAGAGACATAAAAGTCAAATATCTCTTGTAAAAAGTGAAAGTACTTCCAAAGGAATTACAGGCGAAACTTTTGTTCCAGACAACAAGCTCGAAACTATTAGTTTTTAAAACGGTAACAAATTGGGTTACAAGCAATCTATATTTTTTAATTTCTTTAATAAATATATAAATGATGGAACTCAAAAAATTGTGTGCTCCTGCAAAAATTTATTTAGTTGTCACATTATTTTTTTGCGTTATGGCTTTAATGCATGATGTGCCGTTTTTGGCGGTAGGTGTGAAAGTTGTTTTCACTTTAATATGGACATGTATATTGAGTTGGCTATGCAAAAAAGGGTATGCTACCATTTCATGGGTTTTAGTTTTGCTTCCGTTTATAGTCATATTGCTAGGAATGCTTGGCATAACTCACATGGCAAACAAACAGCAACGACAGCAACGACAGCGACAACAACAACATTATCGTTAAGAACAAGAACAAGAACCAGAATACCAATAAATGAAACAACGTGTTTATTAAGTATATTTTATTATTATTATTATTTAATAATATATATGAGATTAGAATTATTTGTATTAGGAATAACCGCATTTTTTATTTATAATGCATATAATGATGGCAAATATACAAAAATGTTATTAACATTCAAAAAATATTATACAATGATATTCTACGCGATATTAGGGGTTGGTATATACTTGTTGCTGAAAAAAAACCCACAACAAGGGCGAAACATGCTTTTATATGCAAACAATGTGGTTAAATTCATGCCTATAGATAAATCGTCTATGGATTTATTAAGCCCAATTATAGATTTCACAAATACAGCCGATAATAGTTTTATGCAATCATTTAATAATATTGACCAATCATTTTGTGAGTCTGAAAAAAAAATACTCAGTTCTGGCAAAAATGGCACAAAGCGTTCGGTAAGTGAAACTAAAAAGAAATATGTTGCCGCTCAACAAGATTGGAAATGCGGACATTGTCAGACCCAATTGGACCATACCTACGAAATTGACCACCGGGTAAGACTGGAATATGGTGGCGCTAATGATGTGCAAAATTTGGTTGCATTATGTAGAAATTGTCATGGTAAAAAAACCGCAAGCGAAAATATGTGATAAAGGGTCAAAGTATTTTATTTAGTTATGTAGTATGCATAAATAAATAGAATGGATAAGTATTATTAAATTTAAATATTGTATTGCAATAATATATGGAAAAAACAACCCCTATAGATACTACAAATATTATACCTGACGTAAGGAAACCAATGATTTTTTATCCCATGATAGCAGTGCTTATCACTTTAATAATTTCTCTATATATTATTTTTTACAATGTTAAAACACCAACCTCCACAAGCGACGAAAACAAAAAGGGAGGTGATATTGTAATAGCCACAATTTTTTGTATTTTAGTTGTGATTATATGTATTGCACTTTTACCTAATTTTAAAGAAATTAAACAATTGTTTGGCCAAATACATAATGTAACGTATATGATACTTTATACGATATTTCTCATTCTATTTTTTACAATGGTATCTAATAAAGTTCTTGATAAGTACTATTATATTATATCGCCGTTAACCGCATTGCTAGGCATTTGGACGTTAAGTCTAAGTCTAAGGTCTAGTTATGTAGAAGTGTTCAACATTAATTATGAAAGAATTAAATCAGTCATATTATTTTTTTGTGTTCTCACATCCATGATAGTTTATTATAACGTTGACCCAGGAGGGTTGGTAGCAAAATATTTTGGTTATTTGCTATTGTTAACTATCATAATTTCCGTGTTTGCTTTTTTATATTTGATTATTGTTCTAACTCTTCCAGATACAAAAACCACTCCAGACAACAAAACTGCAGCGGCTGACGGCGGTGTTTTGGGAAAGTTTTCAACATTTGCCGTGTACGGAAGCATATCGTTTGTTATATTTTTAATAGCTATCACAATGATGATAAAAACATATCCTGGGGGGTTTTTTAATCAAGAAAGCAAAGCAAGATGTGGTGCTGCACTGATTTTTACCTTATTAATATGTATTTTATGGTCGATGCTTTTAGTTGGCAATACATTTCCTGAAATTTCGGATAAAAAAATGAACATAGACAAATTAAATTTATTTAAAAGAGCATTACTGATGTTATTTGGGTTAATTATTTCCATATTGATTATTGTTTGGATTGTTTATGCGTTGCAAATAAAAACGGGTCAGTCAGGAGCACTGTCTGTAATGGTGAACATTTTGTTGGTTTTAGTATTACTTTCATTAATTTATAAATCAATTTACGTGAAAAGCCCCGAGGGGCATAAAAAAGGGTCTCCGTTGACTGAACTGATAATGAATATAATATTTTATCTTCCGTGCATTTTTACAAATATATTCGACAGCGTCATGAAAATGAGTGTTTCTAAATACAATGCCAAAGAAGATAGTTATTGGTACATGTTAGTTCTTGCGATAATGTTGTTTGTTATATATTTTGCATATCCTGTAATTTACAATAAATTAATTTTACAAGGAGGTAAATTATTAGTAAATAATCCAATTAGTACAAACACGCAAATTTCACTGGGAACGTATGAAGATTTAAATGGAAGTGACACATATGATTATAATTTTGCGTTATCTTTTTGGATATTTTTAGACTCTTTTCCGCCAAGCACAAACCCATCTTATACTAAATATACTTCACTGTTAAACTTCGGAGAGAAACCCAAAGTTAGTTATAATCCTTCTACAAATACACTGTTAATTACAATGTATCAAAAAGATTTGCAGGAACATACTGAAAACAAACTCATAGAATTTGACGAACACGGTAACAGAATTTTATTTAAAAAAGAAAATATGTTACTACAAAAATGGGATAATATTATATTAAATTATAGCGGAGGTATTTTAGATATTTTTTTCAATGGGGAATTAGTAAAGTCGGATATCGGCGTCGTTCATTACTATACTTTAGATAGTCTGACTGTTGGTAAAAATGATGGGTACGAGGGTGGAATATGTAGTGTGGTGTATTACAATAGAACCTTATCGAGAAACACAATTCATTACATATATAACACGTTACATGCCAAACCAACCCCAACAACAAAAGAAGATACTACAACAATTATAAAATATGATAAGTAATTTTTAGGACAAATCACATAAATATATATTTCAACTAAATTATATTCTAAAATAACTATAAAATTTCTAAATCTATATATATATTATAATGAACGCCCTAACTATTGTGATAATCGTGGTTGTAATTGTTTTAATATTGATTATACTGAGATACATATTTACCGACCCATACACTTTGCAAGGCCTTGCCAATGGAAAAACTGGTTCAAAAATTGAGCATAGTTCTTTAGCAACAAATGGGTCTGATGCCCCGTCAACTAATTTTGGATATTCAATTTGGTTTTATGTAAATGACTGGAACTACCGTTATGGTCATCCTAAAGTTATTTTCGGACGGATGGGTAAGTCTAGCTCGTCTAGTGGAGGCAGTGTAGGCGGAATGAGTGGATTGGACCCATGTCCTGCTGTTGTATTAGGTCCTATTGAAAACAATATTTCGGTTTCTTTAGGGTGTTTCCCCGGCCACGACGGCAAGCCAAGCACTTCAGGCGGTTCAACTGTTGTACATACATGTAGCATAGCAAATGTTCCATTACAGAGGTGGGTAAACCTTATTGTTAGCGTTTATGGTAGAAGCATGGATTTGTATATTAACGGGAAATTAGTAAGAACCTGTTTGTTACCTGGCATTGCAAGCGTCGCTCCCCTCGCACCTATTTTTGTTACACCCAAAGGAGGATTTGCTGGATGGACTTCCAAACTGCAATATTACCCTAATTCATTAAACCCGCAACAAGCTTGGGATATTTACACACAAGGTTACAGGACATCTATATTCGGAAGTGGAGATGTTCAAGTTCAAGTATCAGTAATAGAAAATGGAACTACACAAAGCACTACTACATTGGGTTAAGTTATACGATAACCAATACAAATTAATATTTATGTAAAATAATTGAATACTTTGTTTTGTTTGCAAAAAACATCTGTTCCAATTTAATTCATAAATTTTTCTTGTTTAATTATATATAATAAATGAGTAGCAATGGATCTTTTTCTACATCCAATGGAACTTCAGGCTTTTTAGAATCAAATAGTTTAGTAGCCAAATTTGCATTTATATTATTAGTAATATTCGCATTTGTAATCTTATTAAGAGCAGGAATTTCGTTAATAAATTATCTTTTCAAACCCAACGGGTCTCCCCGTTTAATAAACGGAACAGTGGATGCCACACAACAATTAATATTTTATCAAGACCCCAGTGGACACACAGGTAAGTCTACTATTTATCGTTCAGTAAATCAAACTGATGGTCTTGAATTTTCTTGGAGCGTATGGATAAATATAACCAATTTAGTATATTTGGACGGACGATTTAGGCACATATTTTACAAGGGTAATAGCAGTTTAACATCCAATGGTTTAAATTTCCCCAATAACGCGCCTGGTCTATACATTGCTCCTGACACAAATGCCCTCGTCGTAATAATGAATACATTTAATGTCATTAATGAAGAAGTTGTAATACCTGATATTCCTCTCAATAAATGGGTCAACGTTATTATTCGTTGCGAAAATACAACACTTGACGTATATATTAACGGTACAATCGCAAGAAGTATTGAATTACATGGAATACCTAAACAGAATTATGGAGATGTTTATGTAGCTGCGAATGGAGGATTTCAAGGAAGTATTTCTGATTTATGGTATTTTAATCATGCTTTAGGAACGGCTGAAATACAGCGAATATTTGAAAACGGCCCTAATACACGTGCAGTCAGTAGTTCTCCAGATGCATCAACCACCTACAATGATTATTTATCATTACGATGGTTCTTTTATGGTTCAGGTGACGGATACAATCCTAGTTTTACAAAAACATAAACGGAATAATTCAAAATGGAAGTAATCAAATATATATAATATATAACATGAACAATGGTATATATTATAATCCACAACCTCCTCGAGATTGGAGTAGAGTTCAATCGCTTTGTTCAATAACAACAGTTCCAAACAGTCGATATCTTGTATATGTTCCCCGAACAAAACAAACTATTCCTCCTGCCCAAGCAGATTTAGAAAATCAAATACTTATCAAAGGTAACATTTTACAGTATAAAAAAAATAGTAGTAATTTTACAAAAAACCAAAGATATTCGCGTATTTCAAATATAGGTATAAGAGGTAAAACTTATGCAACTCAATCAATAACATATTCTAATCCGAATACTTCTGGGCTATTACGTGTGAATTCAATAGAAATACCACCAAATACAATTGTCGGACAACCAAATAATGAATCGGGGCCTTTTCAAAATAATGTCAGAAACCCGTTTGGATGCAATTCTACTTCAGTACAGTCTGGAGGGAACTTAATTTGCAATACTTTGGCAAATCCGTGTACAAATCAATTAATTAAAGCGTACAGAATTGTAAATTGTGCATCTATTACTGCTTCTGATGTCCCTGGATTTAGTAATCCATCTGTCACAAAAGAATTATGTTGGGACCCTAGAATTAACACATGGTATCCTAGACAAAGATTAACTATGAGCAATAGTGGCAACAAATGGCCTACAAACTACAAGGCATTAATTAGCGCAGCAACGCCAGCTCCTCCAGTTCTAATATTGGATTCAAATATAAACGCAACGATAACTTTGTCGTGGACAGTTATACAAAACTCATGCATGCCCATTTCTAGTTTTGGTATATATCAAAACGGTGCACTTTTAACATCAGTTTCGTACACAGAGTTTACTACCGCAATAGACAATTTAATTGTTGGACAATCCTATTCATTTTACATTGTATCTGTTAGTAATACAGTATTATCAAATGCATCTAATACGATAACAGTTACAGTTAACTAACCGTAAATTATGACCGCAAATTAGGATTTACACAAATGTCTTTGCTAGGGAAAATGTCACCGGACAAACATTTGTCTTGCTGTCCGACTTCTACACAACTTCTAAACCCTCGGTCTTCGCCAATATAACACCACCCCGATTTATTTCCACCCGACTGTATTGTACTAGTAGATTCATCAGCTTGATAATCATTGTTGTTGTTTGAATTTGTGCTTGCCGTTGCGGTATTTAACGATTTGTTTAAAGCATTGTTTGACATGGGGTCAGGTTGTTTATTTGTTTGTTGTACTGGCTGAGAGGGCAAATTAGTGGGACTTTGTTTTTCTTGGAATTTTTGCGCCTTATTTTGAACGGTTGTTAGTCCACTATCCGCCAAGTTTGTAGTGCTATTTAATATATTTTGCGTCCCTGAAGCGGTAACGTCCACAACTGAACCAGTCACATAAGCAAATAGTCCAATTGACGTTTTTATTAGTGGCGCAAAAAAAGATGTAATGTCCTCTGTTCCTTTTGCTAAATAAACAAAAATGTTAAAACCTAAAAAGGAAAAAATAAAAAATATGAGAATCCATGTAGTCACACTAACGCTTTTAATGCTGCTTAAAAATCCTCCGTCACCATTAGATGAACTGTTCACACCGGGCGTCGGAGAAGCAATATTTTGTTGAGTTATTGAACTTGTTATGTCATTTGAATTATCCATTATAATAAAATTAAATATATTATTTTTTATTATAATTGCGCATCTTACTTTACTTACTTTACTTGAATGTCAATAAATATAAAAACTGATTTAAATCCCCCAAAATTTCATCTCGAATATTTAACAAGTCGGAATTTGACATTGTTCCTATTATTTTATTGTTATTTAATCCGACTAAATACCCTTTAAATCCTTCGATTAGTCGCTTTAATTTGTCTTGTGAATCTATATCTTTTAGTGAAAACGATTTTGGACCAATTACATCTATGCGATTTCCCGCTTTGCCTAAAAGAACTTCTATAAATTTATCAATATGTTCGTTTAGTGAAGTATACAATTCGTCTGTCGCTTTATGAGTTGCATAACTAGTTGTTCTCCAATGATATAATTTTACCATCATAAGCATTTCTATAAATTTTATAGCAATATCCTTTTGAAACTTTTTCATAGACATATTCGAATTCATGTTTCTGCGCGTAGAACTAGGATTTCTTTTTCTAAATGTTTTTGCCATATATATTATATATTATAAGATAAATGTTCATTCACAATTAAAGAATATGCAAATGAGTCTTGCAGTTTGATGATGTGAATCAATCGCACACTTTTGTAAATATACAAATTCTTGTAAAATTTATGTTCTCGGTATAAAATTCTCTCCAAAAGAATTCATTGTTTCCAATTTTTGTATTGTTTTTTCCAAATTAGTTGATTTTGTATCCTTAAATAGATATTCCGTTCCAGGAGACATTTCATTCTTCTTTATTTGTCTGTAAATAATATCTAATTTTGATAAAACATTAATTACAATATCTTTTTGTTTCTCTCTTATAATTTCCTCGTCAACAACTATATTTTCACATAATAGTGAAACCACAAAATATAAAATGTATTTTCGTTTTCTGTGACACCCGGACGTATATTTGAGAGTAAATAAACTCAGTAACGCGTTAATGGTTTTTTGCAGTATCTTAGACCGTTTATTGGATTCTTTTAATAACACGTCCCATACTAGCCAAATTACATCCATTTGAAATTTACCGTCTACTGGAATATTTGTACGTCGTTCGCATTTACATTTCTCTTTTTTTGCTTTACATTTAATCTCAAATTCAGTAATCCATTCAATCCAATAACAAGCTGAAACAGCATTTTTCCCATCGGGTGAAACATTGTAAGCTAATTCATTAATTGATACAAATAATTCTTTGGGGTCATCTTTCATGAATATGTCATCAGAATATTGTACATTTGGAGCTTTAAATCTATCAGTCATTTGAGTCATATCAAAGTCTTCTTTACCTATTTTTATACTATCAAAACTATGTCTACGTTTAGCATCGCATAAAATGCACATAACTTCGCAAAATAATTTTCTTATTTTTTCGTTATTTCTTAATCGCAATTCATTATTTACGTATCCATTGTTGACAACATTTTTAAAATGCTGAATTCTTAATTCAAGATAAATTGCTATTTTAGGATTGCCTAAATGAATGAATTTGCTATAGAAAAATAAAATTATTTCCCATAAATCGCTATAATGTCCTGCGCATATTAATTCAGCACACCAATAACAAGCTGGTTCAATTTTTGCCTTTATTAAACTATTTAGCAATTCTGTTCGAACATCTGTTTTTTTAAAATTTGAAAATGTAATACCTTTGAATTCTTTACAATTTCTAATATCATTAATTTCGGAATCAGACATATAATAAAAAAATATACAAAAAAAATAACAATAATACATATAGATGAAAATAAATAACTCAATTAAATCAATTTCTAATGTTTATAACAAAATGTCAAGTGTTGGGAAAATAATGTTGTTTATCGCTCTATTATTAATTTTAATGGTATTTTTTAAATCAGTTAACGTACCACATGCAACTAGAGAAAACTTTGAACAACGAGATTCTTTTACATTTGTAAAAGGAAAGGAAATATACGACGACTTCTATGCGAACATTTATGACCATCTGGTATATAATAATGTTAAAACTGATTATGAAATAGGACAAATTATGAATGCAACCGCTCCTTCAAGCCAAAGTGTCATTTTAGATGTCGGTTGTGGTACAGGTCATCATGTAGCAAAATTAAATGAAAAAAACCTGCAAGTGATTGGCATTGATGTGTCTCCTGCAATGATTAAAGCCGCTATAGAAAAATATCCGTCGCATAAATTCCAGGTCGGCGATGCTTTAAACAGCGGTGAATTTTCTCCTTCAAGCTTTACGCATATTCTTTGTTTATATTTCACCATTTATTACTTTAAAGACAAACGGTATTTTTTCGATAATTGTATGGAATGGTTAATGCCTGGTGGCTATTTGATAATACATTTAGTTGACAAACAAAATTTTGACCCCATACTACCTCCCGGCAATCCATTGTATATTGTATCTCCGCAAAAATATGCAAAGAAAAGAATCACCAAAACAAAAGTAACCTTTAACGATTTTGTATATCATTCCAATTTTGATTTAAACGGCAATATAGCTACATTTGACGAAAAGTTCAAGTTTAATGATGGAAAGACACGTCGACAAGAACAGACCTTATATATGGAGGATACCCAAGTAATTTTAACAATTGCACAACAATGTGGATTTACACTGCACAGCAAAATTGACCTGGTTAAATGCGCATATGAATTTCAATATTTATATGTATTTGTAAAACCTGCATAATTGATTTACTTTTCAAAACATGGAAATACAATATATTTACAAACCCAAATTTACACCATTTTGAATTCATTACAACCATTTGGAAATTTCGGACAACCAAACCCTTTGCGGCCCTTGTTAATTCCCTCTTTTTTTATTGTTTTTCCAGTCATATTCAAGCCACATTTACATTTGGGCGGATTTTTAATTATATCTTGTATGTCTCTATAACAGGTGTTACAATATGTTCGCCATAATTCTGTTTCTTTTACAGACATTTCTTCATTACAAGAAACGCACATTTTATTAACAAAATTATTTGCACAATTGTATTGGCAACTTTCACATCTACTTTCATATTTATGTTGTATAAAATCATTTTTACAATCAATACATTTAATTATTTTTTTTTCACAATCATCACAGAACATATTTGTTTCATTTGTATCAACTACCATAAGTGTTGAACATATACCCATACGGCATTTAATTATTTTGTTTTGAATTTTACAAATTTTACATAGGTAGGGGTCCTTTTGTTTTAAATCTATAAATTTATTGTTACAATTTTCACATTCATTAATTCCATGTTTTTTCGTCTGCCAACATAACTCTTCATAATTTGCATTTTTACATTTATTACAAATACATAAATTCTCTTTTCTTATATCAACAATATTTGTACAACAATTATAACATATTTTAAAGTTTCCTGTTTTAATTTTTTTTTCCGTTTTTTCACGTTCTTTTTCTAACTTATTTATCTCTTTTTCTTCTTTTTTTCTTTTTTTTTCTTCTTTATAATAACCAATTGGTTTGCATTCTTTAATCTCCTTCCGTTTTTCTTTTAACAATTTTTCTGTTTCTTTAAATTTCTTTATTTCTTCATTTGATATTAGGTTGCACTTTGTTATGCACTCTGAACCAACTTGAAGGTATATTCCAGAATATCTATTTTCAACAATATGAATTATGTGTAATCTTTCATAACTGCATATACAATCATATCTTTCATGTTCATCTTCTTCGCGATTTAAACTCAATTCTTCTTTATAAATAAAATCAGTATTATCATGACTAAATAACTTAACGTCTGAAATATCTTTTAAACTCTCAATAATACGTTTTGGATAAGACAATAAAATAACAAAACACAATTTATCTACCATTGTCGGTTTCATTGTTTTGTTTGTTTTATAAAATTCAATCAAGTGAGAATGCCAGACGGTATATCGTTTACAGTTTGATAAAGAATAACAATTTCTAATATTATGTGCTTCTTCTATATGGTCAATAACAAGTTGTTTTATTTCATGTAATGTAAAAGTTACTTTCAAACTTGTATTTTTGTTTTCTGTCATTATAAGGGTTGATTTGTTAAAACAACTAAAATTCAAATCATTTTTTTTAGTTATCAAGTTAGTTTTAAATAAATAATACAAATATTTATATTATTTATATGGAATCAGAATACATTGTAGAAGTTTTTATCGAAATATCGAAAAATGGACATATAAAGTATGAATACGACACAGAAAAAAAAGCACTAGTTTGTGACCGAATATTGCACACACCGTTTAAATATCCGTTCAACTATGGATTTGTACCTAATACTATGAGTGAAGACAATGACCCAATCGATGTGGTAGTTGTTTTAGAAGATGAATTGGTACCTGGATGTTTAATTAAATGTAAATTACTAGGATATTTAGAAACACGCGATGATGAAGGGAACGACCCCAAACTTATCATGTGCCCATGTGCAAAGGTTAATCCATCACAAAAATTAATTAATAATTTGTTCGATTTAGACGAGCATACCTTGGCAAAAATGAAATATTTTTTTACACATTATAAGGATTTGGAAAACAAAATTGTGCATATTGGCGAATACAAAAATAAAGCCGAAGCCATTGACATTTTAACGCAAAGTTTTTTAAGGGCTTAACAAAACATGATATTTTGAAAAGTGTAAGTTAATACAACAAAATTAAAGGCGTTACATCTAATAATATAACAATGCTCGAATATTTGGCTTACATCACATTATTTTGCGTTATTGTTGTTTCAATTACTTATCTTTATATAAAAGCTAAATTCGGTTTTTGGATGATACAACCGGTGTTTCACGTTTACGACATTGGTTATATGATTTCTGCTCCTGGAATAATAAATCATGGTCTACCTGTTCCAAATAAATATACTAATTTCAAAAATATTGACACTGTTGTATATGCAGATTTGTCAGACTTTAAAATAAACAAGTTTGCAAAGTTTATTCAAACCAATTATTTGAATTATAAAGCCAATATTTTCTCTCCCAAAATTGAAAACATCAGTCCCTATTTTTATGGACATGGTTCAAAATCATTTATTTCTTTCTACAATGAAGACAATCTTCTTACGGATTTGAAAAATGGTACAACCATCAATGAGCCTAAAATCATCGGGGTCATAACGGGTAGACCAATGCACGTAGTTATTAATACTAACGAGTCAAAAGGTAATGACAATGATGCAAAGTTCGATGTGTATTACATAGATTATTTATGTGTAGACAAGTCTTATCGAAAAAAAGGAATTGCTCCCGAAGTTATACAAACACATTATTATAATCAAAGTCATATTAACCAAAATATTACTGTGAATTTGTTCAAGAGAGAAGATGAACTTACGGGAATCGTCCCATTATGTGTCTATTCTACCTATGGGTTTTCTGTAAATACGTGGACAAAACCCGTCGATTTATTACCCATGTACAAATTAGTTGAAATTAATGCACATAATTTTCACTTGCTATTTAGTTTTATTCAAGACAATAGTTCCCAATTTGACATACTTATTTACAGCGAAATTACAAACTTGGTTGAGCTTTTAAAGACCAAAAATGTTTTTATATATACGATTGTAGTTCAAAATGAGATTGTATGTGCTTATTTTTTTAGAAAATCATGCGTATTTGTCGACAAGGATTTAGAAGTTCTATCATGTTTTGCTTCTATAAATAATTATCATGAGGACAGCAATGATATTTTCATTAGAGGGTTTAAAATAAGTTTTTGGAAAATAGCAGAGGCAAACAAATTTGGATATTCTGCAATAGAAAATATCTCACATAACAATGTTATAATAGACAACTTGTGTATAAAAACGAAACCCCTTATTGTCAGTCCAACTGCTTATTTTTTTTATAATTTCGCATACAGAACATTTTCTAGTACAAAAGTGTTAATTATTAATTAACTTTTGTCTCCATCATTTGCATCATCGGCATAATCGTTATAATCGTCATTATTTTCATCCAAGCACTCTTGGCATACCTTACCTAATTCGATATATTTCTTTTTCTGTTCCAAATCCAATGATTTACAATTTTTAATTAGTTTATTTGTTAAATTCATATTGCTTATATCTTTTTTTAACCCCTGTGTTGTTAAAAACGTTTGAGCTCCTATTTCAAGCAAGAATATTTGATTTGTTTTGTTATAAAAAAAGGTAGGATTGTCATTTTCATCCACTTCGATTATTCCGCATGTACAATAATTTAAATGTTCTATTTCATCCTCTCCTTTTTTGCAGCGGACGTCGATTGCATCAACATCATTTATATATTCGTTAAAAAAAAAGTGTGCTTGGACTTTTGTTTCGAAAAGAAAAATCTTGGGCGGATTTATTTTTATAGAGGTGACCCTTGTTTTTGACGAGTCATCTTGAAAACTTTTAAAATTGTAACATCCTTCATGTTTGCAATGCGCGACTATATATTTTGTCATTTTGTTACAAATACATAGTGTGAATGGTTTAAATAGTTTATTTATATTTTAAAAGTAAAATATAAATTTGATTGCGTAAATGTAGTCATTATTTGTAATGTTATCGAATGTATTTGCCAACCCTTGCAAATGAATCCACCACAAAAATTATAAATATTCCTAAAAAAGAGTATAATACAACTTCCTCTGTCACATTATTAGTTCGTTCATCTTGTTGGTCTTCAAGCAAATTAATCATGTAATTTAATTTTTGCAGCAAAATGTCCGGACTAGGAGGCGAGCCGTTACCATCCATAGAGTCGCTAGAAATTGTGTTATAATAAGACCTATTAACAGGATTTCTGTTGGAATTGTTATATCCTCCTGGTAATACCTTCTTATAATATTCTTCTGTAGTTTTACTATTTCCATATAATTTATAATCATTTAGGTCTAGATTATCTCCACCATCATAGTTCGGCTGTGGAGCTCTGCCAAGTGTTCTAAACATTTGGTCATTTTTTTCGTTGCTCATATTCATACCATCTTCGGTTGCAACCGTTTTATTGACACCGGCAGAATCAGGCATTGGAGGTGGATTAAAATCACCTAGATTATTGTTGTCTTCCGTTGTAGAATTGTTATGAATTGTTTCTAAAACTGAATTTACTTTTTGCGTGTCAAAGTTTTCTTTAGGATATCTTTTTTGTGTTTTATTATGTGATTGTCTTTTTTTGCTGATTAAATTATCTTGACTTTCGTCCATAGAATTATTTAAATTATTTGAATTATCATTAAAAGGGGCGGCATACATTGCTAAAGACATTCTCTTAATAAAAATTAAGATAATAATTTGTAAAACAGACTGAAAATTCTGCAAAGAATAATATTATTACATTTTGCAATTTTATTTTATGAAATAATATATAAGAATAGTTATATGGTAAACTTTCAACCAATCGGCAAAAATAATGTAGGAGGAGCAGTTGCTTTGCTTTTTGTAATATTGCTAAGTCAAGCTAAGATTTTTAATATTCTAATAGATACCGTTTTAGGTAGAATGGTATTGATTGCGTTTTTATTGATTATTAGTTATTTAAACAAAATTTTAGGAGTAGTTGTGGTTCTTATTATCGTTATTATGTTTAACCATAGTAATATAGGATATATGGAGGGGTTCACGAGTGATGCTAGCAATAATGCGACTTCGAAGATTAAAACAGATGCTAGCAATAATGCCTCTTCATCTGCTCCCGCGTCCCCTCCTGCGTCACCTCCTACACCTCCTACACCTCCTGTGTCACCTCCTGTGTCACCTCCTACACCTCCTGCTTCTACTGCTACCGAAGGGTTTGACATTATAGGAAAAGAAAGCAATCTTAAAAGGGGTAAGCAGTCTAATTCAATTCCAGTAAATGATTTTATGCGCGAATCGACTTCTGTTGCCCCTTATGAAGGGTCTTCTAATTTAGAATCATTTTCAGCTTTTTAAAGCTTTAATAAAATATAAAATATAATATATAAATGAAGGCGTTTCATTCGACTTTAATCTTATTTGTATTTATTATTTTTGCGTGTTTGTATTACGACTGTGCAAGTGTAAATGAAGGATTCACTCCTCGTATTCGTGAAATGTACAGACCTTATTTTCGGCATTCACGTATTTTTACGCACAAAGTTTACAATCATCACACAAATAATATATACAATCTTTTTAGAAAATTCGGACTAATGTAATTGTTGTGTAAAATAAAGTGTGTGTAATATTTTTAATATACTGTTATTTTAATATGAAAAAAGAAAAAATTGTACCCGATACGAATTTATTTACACCTTTAATGAACAGTATAGGCTATGTGAACCATCATATAATGTACTTAAACAATAGCAAGTTTTTTGCAGGAGTTATTATGATTCTTCTTAACGTTGGTTCAAAATTTATTGCCATTCAATTTAGTAAATCATCTGAAGAATACATGAAATATTCAATAAGCAAGCAACTTCTCGTATTTTCTATGGCATGGATGGGTACTCGTGACATTTATACGGCGCTTGGACTAACTGCCGTATTTACCATTTTGTCTGATTATTTATTTAATGAAGAAAGTGCATTATGTATTGTACCGCCTCAATACAGAATTTTAGCCAAGTTGATAGACACTAATAATGACGGAGAAGTCAGTGAAACGGAAATATCCGAAGCAATATCTGTTTTAGAAAAGGCCAAGAAAGAGAAACAGCGCACCATACAACGTGCCCTATTTTCAAAATTTGACGTACAAAAAATATAAATCTAAATATTTATTGCATTGAATAAATATTTATTAGTTTTTTTTGCACGTTTTGTTTTTCGTATGATATTTGTTATTTTTCTTTGTTTTATTTGTTTCACACACGTTAGTAACATGCCGTTTCGTGAAGTTGCCACCTGTTTGCTGAGGATTCTTTGCAGTTGTATTTTTTTTTGGCACGTGTTGACTATAATCAGGCGCGGGTTTATATGTTTTCCCTGTTAGCGCCGCCCAAGATTTATTTATTGAAAGCAGTTTTCCATCACACTTTGATTTTTGCAAGTCTTTATCCGTTGCACTTTTTCCTCTAACTAATTGCATCTGGATATTTATGGAATAACAAATTTGTACGACAGTAGAAGCTGTTGATTTGTAGTCGCCGCCCGTTATTAACTTTACGGATTTTTTAGGAAATGTAGTCGTGGGAAAATATTTTTTAAAACATGTTATAAAATCGTCTTCATTTGGCGAAGATAAAACCTGTTTGACGGAAGCATCCATCATTTGAAAAATAGGTAAAAACAATGAGAAATGATGTTTGGTTTTTTCATCCAGCCTAAAATAGTAAACGGCATAAATTAAAAATAATATGTAAATAGGAGGCATTTTTGTGGGCATTGTTGCAGACGTGTTTCGGTCAAAAATAGACGTCCTGCTTACAATTGTACGCAATCGTTGTCTATTGGTTTTTGCATCTTTTACCATTCGAGTGGTTTTAAAATCAAACGTGAGTAATTCATAATGGTTTTTATAATTATACAAAAATAAATATTTGTTCCAATCATTGTATTCATTATCTAATAAATGTGCAAATGGTATGGATATTAGCATGGCATTATTTTGGTTTAGGTTGCATTGAATTGTAATTATGTTTAATTTCAACTTTGAACAAATTGCCATTATAGCCGTTTGGTCAGCCCAATATGAATTGCTTAAAATATAGTTTTTAATATTATCAGATTTGCCCATTACGCTATACGGGATGAATTTGTCGTCCACGTTTATAGGGACTCTGTCAGTTTTTTTTACCAAGAAATTGTCATCTAGCGTATAATAACTATTTACTAAATCCATATATGCTTCTGGAGTAATTTCATCAGAGTCACCATTCACTAGTTCAAGTGTTTTTAATTGGTCTTCAAACATTTTATTTAATCGTTCTGCACTTACCGCGGCTATTTCCAACCTATGTGCTAACCACTCGGGTGGTTGTTCTTTAATAAATTCATAAACTATTGTCCGCAAGTAGGTTTGTGTAAAAATCATATTGCCAATGCCATATATACCGCTTATAATTTTGTTAGTAGGATTGTTATAATTATGATAATTAATGGCATCTGCTACAGCTATAAAAAAACAATCGCCTTTGCCAGAATTTGTGTTAACTCTTACTCCATCTACGGTTTGTTTGTATGCCGATGTACTTAAATTTTCAGCGTCAAAACGAACATTTATGAGTGTAGTGGATAAAAAATGTTTATATATTAAATCCTTTCCATTTTCATTCAAATCTTTATATATGTAATTTATCAATTTATAAAAATCCGTCTGTTTTAACAATTGACGTATATTGCCTGTATTTATTCGCGAGGATTCCAATTGTACAAAAGGCGTGGGTGATGTGTCTTCTTTTAATTCTTCCACCTTGTCAGGGGCAGGCAATGCAATTAATTCTTTATCTGGCTTGGGATTAGGAGTAGGATTAGGATTAGGATTAGGCGCTGGTAATGCAGGCACTACTCTACCTGAATTTGGATTTGGATTTGGATTTGGATTTGGATTTGGATTTGGATTTGGGCCAGGTGCGGGTAATGCAGGCACTACTCTGCCTTGTATTGTTGGCTGTGGAGGCGGAGAAGGCGGAGGTGGTGGAGGTGGTGGAGGTGGTGGAGGAGGTGGTGGAGGAGGTGTTGGCTTAGGTACAATGGTTGCGGGCACAAGGGGCGGCGCGGAGGGTACTACTACTGCTGTTGCTGGCACTGGTTTTGGTATGAATCCGGTATAAGTAGGACCATACGCTACATTTGTTGGAATCGAGTGCAATTGTTTTTCTGCGCTGACGATTTCGTCCTGTATAATAGAATTTTGTAAATAAGGATTGTAACGACCAGTAGTAATCACTTTTCGTTTGATTGTCTTCGTGTCGATTTTCCAATCACCCTTTTTCCACTGTAAATCGGCAATTACATAAGGTTCACCATGGATATATATTGTACCTTTTGTAGGAAATAATGTTTTAAGCGTAATATTTATATTGTTGTCAACGTAACCATTATAGGTTGCCTTTGCTAAACTGGGTGTTTTTTGAAACCCGTGTGCGTTTATTAAAGATTCAAACAACCCCTTATCGAAAAACTCTTTCACTCTTAAATCTTCGGGAACTTTTTGTATAACAGATTCATTTAACTTTACCAAAGGATTAAATTTTACGGTTTCTTGTTTCGTGTTTGGTATTGTCATAGATGGAATGTAATAAAGACTTTGAGAACCTGGTATGGTTGTATTAATAGTAATTTTTAATTGATTTGGTATTGTATTCATGCTTATTATATAATATTATTTTATTTTCAGTGCGTGTACTATTTGTTGCAACTATAATAACAAATAGATTGTTCATTCATTTCGACAATTCAATCATTTATTAAAAATATTATATTATATAATAATATGTCGAATTGTGTGAATTTTGACGAAGTAAAATTTCGTACAACATTGCAAAAATTAAATGAAATGAATCCATCTGACAACATTATGGAGACATTAGAAATGATTAAAACATCGCCTTGTCCCACAAGTGGTGGTAAAAAACGAAAATTTAGAGGAGGGTTTAAGTTTACTAAAGAACAGCTCACGTCATTTATATATGTAATTATTGCAGCGCTTGTTGCTTTGGCTTTTACTGGTAGAAATAGTGTAACTGTGTATAATGGATTAGAAATGATGATTAAGGGAGAATGTGGATATTTAAGCAATAAATTATGGGCGTGGGGTGGGTTTGAAAATCCTATATGCACGTTTTATAATAAAAAAATGTATGCTATTATGCAAGCTCTGCTAGGAAATACTGACGCAATTGGTGAACTTACTAAACTTGTGGCAATAGTTGGAGGAACACCAATATTAATCACTGCGGGTGTCAAAAAAATCACAGACATTGTGTATCCTTTAATTCAATCAGAGGAAGCTCCTGTTCCAGTAATTACAACTGCTGGCAGAAGAAGTAAAACATTTAAACGTAGTACAAGGAAAAGAACAAGGAGAAATACAAGGAAAAGAAAAAATACAAGGAAAAGAAGGTGAACAATTTACATATTTTATTGGTTGGTGAAAGATGCCAATAAAATATAACTACAATATAAGAATGACATTGCATAATAAAACCCAAAAACGTCGGTTTTCTAGCAACTTGTCAAGATATTCTAATCCTAGACAGGCTCAGCATATGGCATATAAATATTTAGGGAAAACTGCAAGGATATATCCTGCGCGAAACTCTCAAAAAAAATACAGTATTTTTGACCCTAAACACGACAAATGGGTTAATTTTGGCCAATTAGGTTATGAAGATTACACCAAACATAAGGATAAAAAGCGAAGGAAAAATTATTTGACACGTAGTCGTGCAATAAAAGGCGATTGGAAACGAAACCCTTATTCGGCGAATAATTTAAGCATTCATATACTATGGTGAACTTTGTAATTTAGAGTCAAATATAATTATAAATTATATATATAAATTATAACAAATGTCTACAGAACCTTTTATTACAACGGACATAAAATTAAAACCAACTTTTACAGATAGGCTAGCGAAGTTAGCCGGCACTGATGCCAAACACGATTTTGGGCTTGCTTACGCAATTCTTGAAAAAATACAGGTCGGACTTCCAAAAAGTGGCTGGCCGAAAGTTAAGGAGACACCTTTTTTTGACGAATCAAGTTCTTTAACGTCTGTGATACTAACCCGAACCCAAGAGGAGTCTTCATTACAAAATCTGATAACAGGTAACGACCGAGTTGATTTTGACATTAAATATGGGCCCGCGTCAGACCAGTCTCTTCACAAATATACTGGAATCAAAAGGTTTATTAAAAATGGGACTGGGTTTAATAAGGGTTCACCTTTTGTAACAGATTGTGGATTAGAGGGTAGTGTGTTGGTAGTAGATTTTAATCAAAACGGGTTTTTGGAAATGCTCACAACAGGTCCTTCCAGCGATGAAATTGTGAATTATGTTATGATTCCAGAATTATTAAATGACCCTGCTGGAAAAACGCCATTAGATGACAATATATTTAATAAGCATAAACCAAAGCAGGGCGTGGGAACTGGGGTTGATTTGCGACCTTGGTTGGAAATCACCGACAAAACTATAGTTTACAATTCATATAACCCACAAATTGAAGCATTTTCCAATAATTTTTTTTCAAACTATAACTTTCAATTGTCTCCTATTATTGCTACCAAACAAATTTCTGGCAAAAGCACAACTATGCATGTAACGTTAAATATATTGGAGCCAGGTAGTGGCAATCAAGCCGAAGTTAAAAATTGTAAAAAAGAAAACAGCATTAAATCCCTTTTAAAATTTTTAACTTCCCTGCTCAAAAATACTACAAGTAGGCCCTTTAATTATAGTGCAAAATTACAGCAAAAAAGGTCAGGTGATTGGTTTCAAGCATTAGCTTGTCTAGACATTTATAATCGCAAATTTAAACAATTTAATGCTAATAACGCAGATGAATCATTTACAAAAACAAATAAGGTTTATTTTGTAACGCATGACCAAATAGCATGCGCATACGCTTTAACTATGGGTGTAAATGCAATATTTATCAACAATAAAAATGCATATGTATTAACAAACGTAAAAAATGATACTTCTACAACGCCAACCCAAAGACTTCTTAGTAACTATCAAAAAGTTTTATGGGACATTACTCCTGATAAAAAGTACGCAATGAACGTTAATTTTAGACATTTGACAGACACGTTCTTACCAGGGTATAATACGTTACGCACAACTTTAATAAACACGTATGCCACCAATATTACTAATAAATTAACCGCATTAGAAACTGTTATGAATGCCAACTCCAATAATTGTATCAGTGTATCAGCTGCGAATCAGTATTCTGTCTGTATTCAAAATATATTCCAAGAGTGCGTTATGTATTGTCACGTGATGATATCATTGCCTGACCCAACACAAATTATAGACATTTTTGACGCCAAAGAAAACATAAATGAGTTTAAAAAAAGCGCCAACGACCCTTCCTTAAATAGTGTACTAATAGAGACATTTGTACACGCATATAATCTTGCGATAAATATTAAAAACCAACATAATAACGTTGTTGCAACCAGCTCAAAATGGCTTACTGCGCTTCAAAAATCAGACGCTTATAGAAGCGCATCATCTTGGCGGTGGGACTATAAAAAATCCGGACGAATTCGCAACTTTATTATCTCGATTACAGCAGGAACAACAACGGACACCACAAATGATATGTATTTATTTTTATCATTTATTGGGAGCATTAATACTACTATTGCAAACAAAATAACAACTGTGTTTAAACAGTATGAAACCGTTGTGACCAAAACCCACGCTGGTAACTGGGATGGAAGAGTTTTATTTACTTCAAATAATAGCGAATTAATAAAACAAATCGGAATTTTTCTAACAAGGACAGACGCCGATTTTCAAAAAGAAAAAAAATATTTTGCCTTTAGCCCCTATTTGAGCGAAAAAGCTAGTTCAAAATATTACATTGTGGATAATGTAATAACATCCAAAAAGCCAAGTAATGTAGCCGAACCCAACTACTGGCCAGTACCACTATGTACTGAAGGTGTACTTGTAGACGAAACTTCCGAAAGTATTAAACATGATAATGACAATCCTACCATTGGTAGCCCTAAAGATATGGAAGTCGTTATAACATCTGCGTATAGTGAACCATCGTGTGACAATGATGATGTTCCTATTATTACTACAGAATCATCTGTAGGTAAAATTGGCGGCTTTGATGAGAGTAAATCAGTTCAAATTGTTACGGACATAAGTATTCAACAAACGTCGGTACCTATATTAACGGCTTTCTTAATTTATAGGTATATGACTGACGATAGTAAAAAGTTAGTTGATTTAATGAAGGATGTCAATATACCAGCTTCCATCAATGACAACCTTACACCTAAACTTACACCTAAAGGCCAATTACTTGAGCTAAACCAAATTAAGGAAGATGATACTTATGAATTAATGGGTGGTGGATTCGACATAAATGATGTGAAAATAAGCGACACGTCAATTGCATATCATCCATTATTGCCAATTTATATGATAGCATGTGGCTATAATTATAATATTACTCCCGACTTGGAAGGTTCTCTTGATTATGACGTTTATATCAAATATTTGGGTTTTTTGGAAAAAATGACATCTGTATTAACTGGATACAATTATTTGTCAAACGTTGGTCAAAATAAAAGCAAAAATATAGCCAAATCATACATTATTGGGTTGGCTTTGAGAGAATTACTATTCACCTTAAATCGTGATGAGGATGGCATACAAATAATATGTGAAAATGGCGCTAACAGTGCATTGAATGCTACTAGAGATGAGTATCAGTCGTTCTCTCTTATGAGTTCCATGTTGAGTGATTATATTTCAGGTAAAATTTCAGAAGACGCAACAGAAAAAGCATTCGGTATACAACTATTACAATCGGACGTTTTCAAAAATTTTATAAATGTCGAAGTAGACATTAAATCACTTTTAAACAAAACGTTAACACAGCAAGAAGAAAGTATTTCAATTTCGGCGCTTAATCAACGTTCACTCGATTTAATTAAGAAAATTAGTGACAGAATAGTTAGAGACAGAAGTTCTGGTCCTAGTTCTAGTCAAGGGATATCATCATCGCAATTGAGTTCAGTTAGTATGAGCACTGGGACAACACCAGATACATTGTCATCATTGTCATCATCGTTAACATCAGCATTAACGTCACCAATAAGTGTAGGAACAGGTGGCTTTTTGAAAACTAAAAAACATAAGCGCAAGAGAACTCAAAAAACAAAACGTCGAAAAAATAAGCGCTCAAACAAAAAGTCTAAAAAGAACCATCGACGAAGAAAACAAAGCAAGAAAGAAAGCATCAACAGTTCTACTTCTTAATAGTAGCCATAAACTCTTCAATTAATTCTGGTGGAATACAATCAAAATTAATCAACTTTTTATTCAATTCATATTGCTTATAATATTCCGCATTATTATCCATTTTTTTTTTGAAAAACTCGGCATCTTCAATGCATTTTATTGCCGTTTTTGGCCCACATTTTGGAAAAGAAGACGGAATATTATCGCTTATATCGCCCATTATAATTTTAATTTCCAAGTCATGCTTGGGATTTCCTGTGCTACTTTTTTGTTGAGCAATATTTGCATATGCCAAATTATACAAATCAACATTAGGCGCGTTTAATTGCAAATAATCACGGTCGCTTGTAATAATATAAATATGACACTTCGGATACTTTTCTAGCAAAAGTTTTACTGAAATGGCGATACAATCATCAGCTTCCAGCTCAGGGTGGTATAATGTCGCCTTTGCACCGCCCTGTTTAAATAAATCGTCATCGTAGGCCATCTTGAAAAATGGTTTGCCGAAAAACGCAGGGTCATTATTTCTGGTTGCCTTATATTGGGGAAATAGTTTGTTCCGCCAGATATTTTCTCTCTTACAATCTTTTCCAACAATCAAAATAGGATTTACTTTTTTATCTATGTGAAGTTTTTTCGGCATTTGCTGTAAATGTTCTACAAAAATTTTTCTAAATTTGTCTACAAATACTTGATTGGCAAATGGAACAAATAACGGCTCATCTTTATGCGCATTTTTCCACCAATTTATAAGCGAATAATATCTATAAAAACAGTAATAGCTTCCATCGACGAATATAAAGGTTGGATTCATTTGCTCAGTAGGTTGTTCAAATATGTTCATTAATATACATTTAATCTTAGATTTAATTTGGTTTCAATTTAATATAATAAAAACTTAAGTACTTTGGTGAGAGAAAGTTTCTTTAAGTAGACTTTGCAATTTATTATATTAAAATGATTATTTATAAAATCCCAAAAGTTTTTCGGAAAGTCAAAAATGGACATTTATAAATGTCCAAATTTCAATAATGGAAATAAATCTTGGAAAAAAAAAATATTTGTGACCATAAAAAATCTTATGGTCTGAGCGCTGAAAATAAATTGTTCAATTTGTGACTGTAATTTTCAAAAAATTAAAATATTTTATTTAGAAAAGGACTTTAAGTTTTTTTGTGTTTCCAATATATGGAAATCGTGGAAACCGAAAAACGCGTAAAAAACTTACTAAAATTTTCATGCACATCTTGTGACTTTAGATGCTATATGAAATGCGATTGGGATAGACATAATTTGACAGCAAAACATAAAAAAGCTGCTAATGGAAACGTTTTGGAAACGAAAAAACTTAAAAAAACTTACTTTTGTGACTGTGGTAGGCTTTTTTTATCAAACTCTGGATTATGGAAACACAAAAAGGGTTGCAATAATGTGGAAGACATAAAAAAGGTATGCGATGACAAACCAGATGAAGCATCGGATAAAGACCTGATAATGATGTTGGTAAAACAAAACACTGAACTGTTGGAAGTAATAAAAAATGGAACACACAATACAACAAATTCACATAATAATTCAAATAACAAAACATTTAACTTGCAGTTCTTTTTGAATGAAACATGTAAAGATGCGATGAACCTAATGGACTTTGTGGATTCAATACAATTACAGTTGACAGATTTGGAAAAGGTTGGAAAAATCGGATATGTGGAAGGAATCTCCAATATAATCACAACAAATTTGAAAGCATTGGATATAACTCAACGACCTATTCATTGTACTGATAATAAGAGAGAAATATTATACATAAAAGATGAAGATAAATGGGAAAAGGAAGTAGAGGAGAAAAATAAAATTCGAAAAGCAATAAAACTAGTAGCACATAAAAACATTAAAATGATTCAAAAATTCAAAGAGGTTCATCCAGATTGTATTCATAGTAACTCTAACAAATCAGACCAATACAATAAAATAATTATAGAGTCTATGGGCGGATTTGGTGACAATGACAATGATAAAGAGTGTAAAATAATTAAAAATATAGCAAAAGGAGTTGTTATTGAAAAAGTGTAAGCTATTTTAAAATCATTTATAATAGTATACAGAATGAAATTATCAAAACCGCTAAATACAGGTGACATACTAGCTATTATATTTGTGATAGCTATATATGACCACTTTACATTAAATGGTCTTGAGAAAATGTGGTTTGATGCATTTTTTGATTACAATGATATTAAACGCCCATTGCCACTCTGTTTAAAAAAAGAAAATATGACTGTTAAATGTTTAGGAATGCCATCTGGTCATGCACAAACAATTACCTTAGTTTCCGTAATATTATATACTTATAAATTAATATCTTTTACCACATGTGCAGTTATTATCGCAACTGTATCATTGCAAAGGATAATAATGCAAAAACATACACTTGGTCAAGTATTCGTAGGAAAAATAATAGGGTTGATGTATAGTTACATTTACATTTCTAATAATTTGTCACCTAAATGCATACTATATATATTAGGAATATCTATTCTATTTATATGTACTATTATGCTCAAAATTGAACAACGATTATACGAACCTATACCTGAATGGGTAGACCCTAATATGATTTCAAGTATACAAAAGAAACGAAGCAGTCCCTTTTATTTAAAATTCCTGTCAATTTTAGCAAATTCGAGTTTACATGGTCGCACATTTATAACATGGACTGAATTGGAAGAATACTTGGATATTCTTATAGAAAAAATTAAAAAAACAAACGTCCAGTTTGACGGAGTAGTAGGAATAAAAACGGGTGGTGCAATTATATCAGATTACATATCAAAAAAGTTGAATGTACCCAACTACAAAATTAAATTATCTAGAAAAGAATACAATTGCGATAAAAAACCAATTGATACATTTAACGATATATATCAAAGAACATTGGTTGGCAATTTAGGTGACTATACTGTATGCGAAGGCATACATGCAGACCTACAAGGTAAAAATATTATTCTAATTGATGAAATGGTAACAACTGGAAAAACGATGAACGAAGCAATAGCGTATCTAAAACATGACAAAAATGTAAATATAGTTAACCCTACGTGTATAAGCTTTTCAAAACTCAGATTCGCGTTTAATTTTGATGTAACGCATGTACTAAATGGAGGTACATGTGTATGGCCATGGGGTTATGATAATTAGTCGCGTGTTAAAAGATTCATATGGAACAATTCATTTAGCACTTTATCCGCGATAACAATATAATCATCTTTACACAGCGTCAATGTGATACCATGTGACATAGCTAAACACATTTGCGTCTTAATAAAATTTGCACTTGGTCTTAACCCTAGTTCAGCAATATCATTATTATTAAGGTAAGAGCTGAAATTATACAAAAATCTGTACACTTGTATTTGATTTGCCTGTTTTGAAGTATGAATGATATCATCAATAATTTCAGTGCTAAATTTTATAATATTATCAAAATGATGTTTAGGTAGATTTTTCAATACATCCATAGGTTCTATTACACCTGAAAAAATGAACTTTTCGGCCAATGTTTTGGATGGGATTGTAAATAAATCGGTGGCCACTTCTAATAATACTCCTTTATAGGCCTTATCTATCTCATAGACAATACCAAAATCTAACACTCCAATTTTGTGTTTATATTTTGGGGCATCTAAATCTTTTATAAATAAAATATTTCCGGCGTGTAAATCACCATGCGTCATACCATGTAGAACTGTTGTGACAAATCCAAATTTAAGGACCTGTTTTGCGAATTCTTCATAATCTTCCGTGTCAATTTTATTTATTGACATTCCTTCAATAAACTCCATCAAAATTACATTTTCATATTTTTCTGTGACTGTGTCGTTTACGGAAGGTATTTGCACATACTTTAAATTTTGACAATTATTTTTCATTTTTTGCATATTTGCAACTTCCAACTTGAAATTGGTTTGGTTGGTTATCATGCTAATACTTTTATTAACCGCTTCAGAAATTTGATATTTATTTAACATTGGTACAAATGTTAATAAATAAACAAAGCAAAGCAAATTATCGACAGCTTTAGCCAATTTAGTATCAATATTTACTCGTTTAATTTTGATAATTAAAGGTACACAGTCTTTTCGACTGTACGCCTTAAAAACCAAAGAAATCATACCCGTATTTATAGGGAATTCAAACCCAGATTGTAAATTTAACTCATATTCATCACATACAGATATGAGCGTTTCGTAATCTATATCGCTAAAATTCCAAGGCGCGTTATCAGTGAATTGCATCAATTGATTGTTAATTTTATCATCAATTAAACTATTGTTTAAAGCAAACGCTTGAAATACTTTTACATATAAAATATTAATTTCGGCTAATTTGTGTGTTAATCGGTCTATAAAAGATGAATAATTTTTGAATAACCCGTATAACAATAGTTCGCTTAGAATAATCCAACTAGCGCTAGACAAAAAAATCATTTGACGAACAAATGTAGTAATCCTTTTTACAATACTTTTTAAACTTGTTTTATTTATGCGGTACATAATAATTATATTCTTACGTTTTCTATAAATTGTTTTACACGTTTAAATATTTTATGAATAATTACACCAACCATTTTTTCTACAAAAATCGGCATAATATTGGCTTCATCAAAATAAATGTTGTGAGTAAATTGAATTTCATGTTGCGTAATAATTTCACAAATGCTTTTAATTTTTTTAATAGAGGTGGGTTTACACGATGCTGGAATATTTTTGGGCAGATTTTCGTAGTCCGAAGATGCCTCAAATACAATAGTTTCGCCTACGACAGACTTGCGCATGTGTAAATAAGCATATCTTTGTGGCAGTCCTAAATCTTCAAAAAAATGCTTCAAAATGAGTAAACACTGCGCGTCATTATCGCCTAGTTTTTCTAACTGAACAAATTCATAAATGTCAGGATTTAAGTCATACATTAATTTTATCAAGTCAAAATTAATAACATCTGACAATCGGATGTTGTTATTTTTAATATAAAATGTAGTGCAATAGTGATTTGAGCCAAATTTTGAAAACCTTAATCCTTCTTTTTCAAATAATACTTTCTCTTCTACACTCATTAATTAAATATACAATATACAATAAATGTGTTACCTAAACTTACTGATGTATAATGTTCACTTTGTTATTTGTTATTTGTTAAGTGTTATTTGTTAATTGTTAAGTGTTATTTGTTAAGTGTTTGATGGAAGACCAAAATGATTGGCTATTTTGTTTGTTTTTTTCGGCTTGTTTTGCGTAATAATAAGCCAACGCAACACTTTCTTCTTCTTGAATTTTATTATCTGTATACAATTGTTTCATGGACTTTTCTTTGTCTAATGGTTTTGTATCCACTGTATCTCGATATCTTTTGTATTCTTCAATATTTCTAAACTTGGGCATATTATCATAATCTTCAGCTGTTACTGGAATAACGGATTCCACATACGCTTGTTTAAGGTCAGTATATCCCATGCCATCGTTTCTAAAAAGACTACCTGAAGTAAAATTATTGTTATAATCCATTAACGAAGAGCCGCCAAATGTGTTTGCATATTGTGTATTAACACCATTGTATGTAGTCAACGACTGCACTTGTTTTTTGCGTTTTTCCATTTCCGACGCCATATTTGCTTGCGATACGTTGCCAATGTCTACGATATCTTCATTTGATTTTAACCAGTCACCATAACCGGTGTCCGGTTGGTCTTCCGTTTTATGTTTATCAAACTGGTCATTGAACCATTTATTAAAATTCTTGGGCTCTTTTAACAATTTATCCTTTTCAAACATCTTATTCAACACGGTTTCATTATTAGAATCATAATATTCGCTTTTATTTTCGGTTTTTTTTGTTGATTTATTTTGAAATTCATATATACTATACAAACGCTTATATGCATTAGAGAAAAACATGAAGTATTTACTTTCAAGACCAGATTTATCGGGATGTGTTTTTAACACGGTCTTTTTTGAATTTTTCATGATATCTTCAGTTAAGGTTTGACTCTGTATTCCAAACAATGCGTATAATTCGGTCTGTGAATAGTTGTTAATATTCAAATCTAATTTATTATAAGCGGATTTGTCATATGTGATATTTATTTCTTTTTCGCCATCAGGATTGCTAAATGGATTAGCCCCATTAAAAGGGTCAAGATTGTATTCGTTTTTACTGGCTTCAATTCGAACACCTGTGTGTTTATTTTGATTTTTTATTTTGTTATAAAATTCAAATTGGTCATCGTCGTAGCCTTTTTCGCAATTATTGTCACTTTCATGTATTTTAATACCACTTTTTGGACATCCGGTTGTTTTATGGCATTTCATAATTAAAATATATCATATTATATTTTTAAATAAATGATTGCAATAATAATTAATTGCAGAAAATAAATAAATATATAATTCTATTACAATATGACAAAAGCCTTGCGCGCGGATTTGGTATTTTCTTATTGGATATATGCATGGTTTATATTGTATGCATGTAAATATCTAAAATATAGTCCTAAGTTTGCTCTAATTTTAGGATTGGTGGACAATGTAGTCATGTTATTATTGATGTGTGTATTTGGAACAAGTGCGCGGACTATATTTTATTTTGTAATGATAAATACGATAATAAAGATTTTACCATTATATTATTTAAGACAAGAGCGAATTTTAAAGAAAGATGTACATTTTACATGTGGACTATTTTTAATATTTGTTGTTTGGCTTCATATTAATGAACAGAGCTTGATAGGCAATATAAAAATAATACATGATTCGTTGTTATATGGAAAGAATGAAACCCCCTTTATGAGTCTTCTCTCTAGCATAGAAACAAATTATAAAAATATACGGGTCTTGTAAAGACTATTTAAACAGCGTCCCTATTTATGTATATGTATATGTATCAATTATACTTAAAAGTATAATTAGTATTACAATAAATAAAATGAAGGTTGCAATTGTTTTACACTTGCTGTTTTCGTCTCTTGCTATGTCAACGTGTTTTTTAGTTAATTTAGATAAAACACCACGGGTAATACATATCAAAACATTTTATAAAAAAAATACTAATCCATATGGTAAAAAGTATTACGACGAACTTTTAAATAGGAAAAAAAAAGAAAGTGTCCCACCAATTCCTTTAAAATACAAGTACCCCGTTTCAAGGTTATATTTTGAAGAACAATTGAAACGATTAAATTCACAAAATGTAACACTGCAACACAATGGCATATTAAACCAAGAAGAAGACCATGAAGAAGACTATGAAGACTATGAAGAAGATGATATATTTTCAGATGATTTTCCCCATGAAAATATGCAACCTTTACAAATTCATTTAAACAGAAAATATTTGTTGGAAGCATTTGGTATTAAAATAGATGACCAACAGAACGATAATGAAGAAGAACCTGATAATTATAATAGGAAACAATCCACGAATAAAAATACCAAGTCCCAAAACTTTGAAGTAATTACAAAGTCTAATTTTAAATTTAAAGATGTGGGTGGATACCATAATGTGAAAGATGAATTGACACAGTGCGTAGACATTTTAAAAAATTATGAAAAGTACATTAAATATAATGTGCGTATTCCCAAGGGACTAATTTTGGAAGGCCCACCTGGAACGGGTAAGACATTGTTGGCAAAAGCGTTAGCCGGAGAAGCTGAGTGTGGTTTCATAGCAGTTTCCGGTGCAGATTTTCAAGAAAAATATGTAGGGGTAGGTTCATCGCGAATAAAAGAAATGTTTAAATTGGCAAGCGAAAATCTGCCTTGTATAATATTTATAGACGAAATAGATGCAGTAGGGCGTAAAAGGTCAACCGATGGTGAAAGTTCATCCAATGAAAGAGATTCTACATTAAACGCATTATTAGTGGAGCTTGATGGATTTAAAAACAACACAGGTATATTTTTGATTTCAGCAACGAATAGAATAGATTTATTAGATACCGCGCTGACAAGGCCGGGTAGAATAGACAAAAAAATATACATTGGCCTTCCAGATACTGTAACAAGAAAAGCGATTATAGATATACATATTAACGGGAAACCTCATGAAAGTTCAATAAAAATAGATGAATTAGTTGAATTTACCGAAGGGTTGACAGGTGCACAAATAGAAAATTTGTTAAACGAAGCCATGTTGAATGCGTTGAGATATAGTAGACATAAATTTACATTTAAGGATTTTGATTTAGTCTTGAATAAGATGATGGTAGGGTGGCAGCCCAATGAACATGAATTTACTTCGGAAATAATTGACCACATAGCCATACACGAAATGGGGCATGCAATAGTTGGCATTTTTTCTAAACATCATTCAAAAATGACAAAAGTGGTGATTAATTTTTCTTCGCCAAAAAGTCCGGGTTATACAGTATTTGAGTCTTCTACTTCAAACATATACACAAGAGAATCCCTTTTTGAACATTTGATGATATTATTATCAGGAAGAATAGCAGAAGAGATATTTTACGGTGTTTCAGTAACAACTGGAGCTTTAAATGATTTCGAAGAGGCATTAAAGTTGGCGGAAAAGATGGTAATTTATTATGGCATGGGAACAAATGTGATATATCCTAGTTCAAGTGATAAGTATAAGGAATTGATAGACAATGATGTGATAGAATTAATAAACAAAGCGTATAGTTATGCAGAAATTATATTAAGAAAATCCAAAAAATTAATACAAGAAACATCTGAGATATTAAAGATAGACAAATATTTGAGTGCTAGTACAATTCATGATGTAATAAATAGAAACCACAAACATTTGTTGGATTTAAAAATAGAATTTATAACCGATAAGCGATAAAGGTATATCCATTTTTTCATATAAAACAATGATTTATATGAAACAAAACTAAACACAAGTTTATTAAATATCGAGACTTACGGTATTACTAGCGGATTTTTGTCGTCGTCTACTTTTCTTAGGCATATTTCCATCTCCTTGCAACGATTTCAAATCACTTATACTAATTGTACTATTATCGTTAGTGTGCGATTGGTCTTGTTGTTGTTGTTGTTGAGAACCTTGTATATTAATGTTTTTTGTTTTTAATCCAGATAAAATGTCTGAAATATCGCTAGGTCCTTTCATTTCAGGACGAAATTGGCGAGACAAATCAACTCTGTCAGCATTTTCTCGTATATTGATTCCATCATCTACAAAATTACTACGTCCCATATTTGCATCGGGTCGTCTTGCAAAATTATTATTTCCGGGCCGTGAGATAGGTGGTGGTACAGAATTTGGGCCTTGCGTAGCCATTGGAGGAGGGGGTCCTTGACCTTGTGAAGTCTCTGGGTTCATCATATTAGACATAAACCCTGAAAACCCGGGACTAGATTGCGCCATTGAATTGACGGCTGCATTTTGAAATGAGCGCATAAGGTCAGGATTTTGGCGCAATATATCATCCATGCCAGGCATCGCACTCTTGAACATGGTATTAGTCATATGAACCATCATAGCACTTCCACCAAGTTGAAAGAGCAATTTGAGCTCGGGCGACATCGTGGCCTTTGATTTATATTTATCATACAATTCGCCGAATATTTCATCGTAATCGGTGACATTTTCATTCACTTGCTCGCTCCAACCATCTAATTTAATATCAAAAGGGTCGAATCTTCCATTTAAAAACTCGATACCGTTAATGCACGCCATAAGCATATTACCCTGAAACTTAACCGAGTTGTTTTTGGCCTTTTCCTCGACAATAGTCTCATATTCTCCCTGCATTTCTTGAAGTGGAGAGTCCATATTGTATTTTTTAGAGAGCTCGACGCCTTTCTTTTCTAGTGCCTCCAACTTTCTAAGAAACTTAAATTTCTCTCGTAACACTTCATCCTTGTTCATTTGTGGTTGAGATGAAGCCGCTCTATCAGGATTCATAGGGATGTTATTAAATTTACCGTACCCATCCCATGTTTTTGCTTCACTTGTTGTTCCAGCAGTAGATTTTCCGATTGAAGGTGAGTCAGAGTCAGTAAATTTAACGGAGTGTTTGTTATCATTAGAAGTATCTATACCGCTAAACAAATCAGATTTCGTTTTGAAACCGCTCACAGGAATTTCTTCTACAAGATTGTTCAATTCATTTTCTAAATTATTAAGGTCTTCTAAATCAATGTCGGTGTTTTGTCGTGAGCTTTCCTTTACTTTATCATTCATTAACAATTCAAGACCGCCGCCAAAATTTGCAGATTTAAGGGAACTATTATTTCTTCCGTTAAAATCTAATTCAGATAAATCAGATAATTCAATTATATCAGCCATTATTATTCATTAAATAGAACATATAATTTTAAGTAATACGAATAGATATATATATATATTACAATTTTTTATCTTTAATAAACCACAAACCTTGTAAAAAAGAATCAGATAAGTCATCTTTTTTGGTATGTTTGCTAAAATATTCAATATGTCCCGAAAAAGCATGGTCTGCGGTAATTATTTCTAAACATTTTTGAATGCCTATTTGTTTTCTCTCACTGTATTTAGTTTTGTCTGGTATATTGAAATCTTTTAGTTTATTTGATGCAGAAACAAACTCTATATGTTCTACAAAAATAGGCGTCATGATAAAATATTGAACAATCATGCCTTGTAATGTTTTCATACGATTTGCAATAGGCCCAATTTGATTTTCAATAATAACATAATCAATTGTATCTTCATTAGAAAATAAACTATCAAATTTGGTTTTAATATTATATCCTACATTAATTAAATCCACTTTGCTTGCGTTAACAGACTCAATTGCTTGAAAATAATTATTGTATGCATATTGTTTAATAATTGCGACTAATTCAGCTTTTTTTGGCGATTTTTCATGAACAATACCATATTTCTTTGCTATTTCTAAAAGGTTTTGTATTTTTTGTTTTTGAATAGATGTCGGGTGTAATTCTCTTGCAGGAATTTGAAACGTTTGTTTTTTCGAGTGTTTTAAACAAAAACAATCTAGATTTTTTTTATATTTAGCGGGCTTATTACATGCTATATTTTTGTCAACAGCACAACATTTAAATGTCTCTTTTTCTGAAACGTTTGCAATGTCCCATTTTGATATAATAAAATTGGCATTTCCATCCTGTTTTTCGAATAGGCAAAAAGCCAAATTTTTAATCCCGACATCAATGCTCAATACTTTCATATAATAATAAATGGTTTATTATTATATTGTTTTTATATGGTTGTTTTATTTTTTATTCTGATTTGGTTGATTCTGATTTTGAAAGTTGGCAGGATTAATAGAAGGAGAAACCATTCTGGCATTTAATTGTTCGCTTGTTAAATATGGGTTTTTCAAATCACTGTTGCTATAACCAAATCCGGGTCTACCTGTATCGTATATAGACTTAAATTTATGAGGAACATTACTAGATGGAGTAGTTCCAGTATGAACATGTGGGTCTAAACCTAATTCATAACAAGCCTCTAAATTGTTGTAGTTTCTAATTTGTCCACTATTGTGTTGCAAAAATTGTCGATACGCCCAATTGCTAGTAATGCCCTCGGATTTTTGTATTCTTTCATTTACGACAGCCTCTGGTTGCCAAGAAGCATAATTTCTTCCATCAGCCATGATTGGCGGAAAATTAAAATGAGTATTGTTTGACCCTGAATAACAAGTTCCCCAGCTCATATTATATTATTACTAGATAAAATCTTATTATAAATCGAGTAATTTAATCAACTCTGGTTTTTTTAGTTTGCTTGCATCGGTAGATAAACCTTTTTCTAGAACAATATCTCTAAGTTTTGTAACGGACATTTTTTTATAATCTTTATCGTGATTTGGTTCTTTTGGCTCGGCGGTCAATTCTTCTAAATTAGATATGTTAATCGATTTTAAATTAAACAAATTATTTGTTTGGTGCATTTTAATTTCATTGCTAGTCTCTTTAATAAAATCAAAATCGGTTGCTACTTGTTTTGATTTGTTGAGTTTTGTCGGTGCAAAATTTTTACCAGAATCAGAATCTGATACGGATGTGATTTCCAATTCTTTTAATTCATCTAATTCCTCACTATCAGAATCGTCTTCAATTACGTCGGCAACACAATTGTTTACAGTACTTTCGTCGTCTGCAATATTTATTTTTAATATTTTAATTTCTTTCGATTCACCGATGGTAATTTTATGCGAGTCATCGTCCTCGTCCACTTCATCGTCATCTTCATCGTCGTCATCATCGTCATCATCGTCGTCATCATCGTCGTCATCGTCATCATCGTCCGAAACATGAATTAAATTATTATCTTCATTATTCATATTTAAAACATGCGTATTGTCTGTAGCTATAGTAGGTCCTCTACCACCAATCATCATAGTTAAATGGTTTAACCCCATTTTTGTGTTATTTAATTCTTCTGCTAAAGAAGAAACCAAACTTAACATGGAAGATATTTTATGATTTTGCTCTCTCATTTTACTTTCAAAATAAATAATTATTAACGCTAAAACAATGGCCAATAAGCCTAAAAATGTTAAAAAAGTTGGAGTAAAAAAATCGTTGAAACAATTCATACTATATTAATACAAAAACAAAATATTAATTAATTTATAAATTAACGAATTATAAAACCTTTACGTTAGGTTTTTAATCGTGTTGTCAATAATTTCTTTTGGATAATTCATATCGCACAAAACATTAATGCCTCCTTTAACGTTAGAAATGCCTTCTTTCATTGAGTAGGTATAGTGAATTTTATTATTGTTTTTTGTTGCGTCCATATATAAGTTTAATATGGTTTTGTTTTTTTTGAGTTTTTTGCAAACTTTTATAAAATGCGTTGTTAATAAGCAGGATACATTTTTATTTTTTATTAAGTATTCCATAAACGATACCGCACTAACAATAGCTTCATCCGGATTTGTCCCCGAATAAATTTCATCAAATACACAAAAATGGTTGTCATTCTTATTCTTGTCGACAATATCTAAAATTTCTTTACATCGTCTAGCTTCAGCCTGAAACAAACTATCCCTGCCGGACGTATCAGGAATGTTTAGATAACAGTGAATATGATGGAATGGGTTTATTTTTGCAGAATCGTAGAATCCACACCCAAAGTGTTGACTAAATATAATATTAATTAGAGTAGACTTTAAAATGGTTGTTTTCCCTGAAGCGTTAGGACCGGTAATAATTAAATTTTTGCTTAACTTTACAGTATTTTTAACTGGATTCGCATCTTTTAAGCATGCATAATAATTATTTTTAAATATGGTTTTCTTATTTTCACTTATGAATTCGCAGAAGTTGACCTTTTTCTCTTCAATGTTAACAATTAATCCCTCGAGCAAATCTATATATCCATTAAATCCAAATGAATACATAAATGCATCGTTGTATACTTTGTTATCGTACAACTCATAAAATGTTTTTAAAATATGTCCTATTTCGAAAACCTTTGTAAAGTTTGTGAATTTGTACTCAGATACAATAGCTAATTTATTTTTAAATTCAATCAATGTCTGTTTTTTATCATGAACAATGTCGTTAAATTCTTTTTGCGTTGTTAAATGCGAAGAATAGACTAAATAATTATCCATTGAAGCAATTGTAAAATCCAAATAAAGTTGGACATCTCTTAAATGGTTATGTATTTTAATCATGTTGCTATTAAATCTAATACAAACCAAGACATTTTGATAGATTGAAAACAAATAAAACATGGCAGAAGCTACAAAATATATTTTTTCGTTAATGGACACTTCGTTGAATTTTGTAAAAAGCTTTCCTAGAGCGTGGTTTTCGGCTACTAGTTTTAACACGTCAATATATTCTTCCACAGTTAATGTGAGTCCTTTTAACCTAATAACAAAAAAAGGAATAATTAATATTATTATTGGAATAAAAAAAGAAATAACAGGCGAAATCATGTTATACAAGCTCATAATTTGGAGAAAGTGTTCGGATGTGTTAAGAAATTCAAACATTGACCAATCGACGTACTGGTATTTTTCTTTAAATCCAGTGTCGCCTTTTATTTCGCTCCACACGTCAATTATCGTTTTGTAATCTTTATCTGTATAAGTATATTTGTTTTCTATTTTTTTATATTCTTGTAAAAGTGTTTGGTTGTCTTTTAAAAAATCAACGTCTGTCGTATAATGGAGGCATGCTTGTTTTCCGATTTTGTTGGCAAATACATTACTATTTGAGCTATTAAAAAAAAAGGACATAATGGAGTTAGAAGACAGGTCAACCGTTTCTACTAGTTCCAGGTCTTTAATTACATTTTCTTTTAGTTGTACTTTTTTGTTATTGTAAAAAATAGGCATTTTAAAATAATGGTTCATATTTTCTAATTTGTTGTCAGAGTTCATTTATTATATTTTTATTAGAAATATAATAAATTTATTATACGAATATTTACACAACCTGGTTTCGCTCTTTAATTAAAAGTCTGAAGGAAATCTAGATTCGCGGGTAATTCTTTAATTTCACACGAATAATGTCCCTCAATGTCCTTCAACTTTCCAACGTCTCTTCTAGAAATTAAATTAATACCAACACCTTTTCTACCCCATCGCCCACTTCGTCCTATTCTATGAAGATAGTTATGCACACATTTTGGCAAATCAAAATTAATGACAATACCAACTTGCTGAATGTCAATACCTCGCGCAGTAACATTCGATGAAATCAACACGCGAGATTTGCCGGTCTTAAATTCATTAAATGCTGTATTTCTAGCCACCTTATCCATACCACTGTGGATACAACAAACCGGAAATTCGTCTTCACACATCGCATCATAAAGGTCAGATACACGCTTAATACTATTACAGTAAATGATACATTGAGAAACGGATACGAATGAAAACAAATGTTTTAATGTAAGATATTTTTGCCTGTCATCCTCAATCGCCACAAAAAATTGACTAATGCCTTCAAGTGTTAGCATTTCGGCTTTTACGCTTATTCTTACAGGTTTTCGCATAATTTTGGCAATAATTTGATTAATGTGACTGGGCAATGTGGCACTGAACAATGCAACTTGTATTTCACTTCTTAAAAATTGAAAAATATTATAAACTTGGTCTTTGAATCCCGCAGACAACATTTCATCGGCTTCATCTAAAATGACCAACTTTATTTCTTTACATGCAATTTTGTCACGACGCATCATATCATAAATTCGTCCTGTGCAACCACAAATTACATGCGGACCTTTTTTATTGGAAAATCCGCTGGATTCTTCGTAAGAAGACCCCCCAAACAGCGTTTGCACGCGGAGTCCATTCATCATAGACCCAATGCCTTCCATAACTTGGGCCGTTTGACATGCAAGTTCTCTCGTTGGGCTCAAAACTAAAATTTGTGGATTATTATTAGTTAAATCAATCAATTGCAATGCTCCAATTGTGAACGTAGCTGTTTTGCCTGTGCCTGATTGTGCTTGAGCTATAATGTCTCGTCCGCTTATAATAGGTTTGATAGCTTTTTGTTGAATAGGACTTGGCTTTTCAAACCCATATGCATAAATACCTCTTAATAGGTCAGTATTTATTTCCAATTCATCCCATGATTTAAATTCAAATGAAGAATCAAACTCATCTTCGTTATTATTATTGTCTTCCTCCCCCCCTCTAGTAGCTGACACTTTTTCATTGAACATGCTTATATTATTTTTATCTGTTTAAGTGTATTTTAATTAATTTATATAATATTTTAAAAAAATTGATATAAATGTAACAACTATTTATATATTATATGCAAGTGATGACGACAGATATATTAAAATATACATTAAATGATTTTAACAATATCATTTTCAACGGTTTCAATTATGAATTGCCACCGGATGTCTTGAATATGATATCTGAATTGGCATTGGAAGTTGGGTCGCCAAACTATGTAAAAACTCCAGTGTTTAAAAAAAAGGACAATCCGATGAAAACAGAACCGATTGCAAATATAAATGGGGCGATTAAAAAGAAACGCAGTAATAAAAATATGGAAGTATTTAATGACGGGGATTGGGATTCGTTGCGGTCATTTCAGACTACAAAGATTGAACAGAATGTGGGCATTGATGCGAAAATAGACTTGATTCGCTCTCATTTGAACAAAATGTCTGATAAAAATTGTACAGACGTGACAAACAATATTGTCAGCGTGATTGAAGAGATGATAGCTAATAATATCGATAGCAATGATATGCTTAAAGTGAGTTCAACTATATTTACAATAGCCTCTACAAATAGGTTTTACTCAAAGATATATGCGGATTTATATTCAGATTTAATTAGAAAATATGAAATTATGAGAGAAACATTTGAAAAGAGTTTCGATACATTTTTGGAGTTGTTTAACCATATTGAATATGTTGACCCTATTGTGGATTACAATAGTTTTTGCAGAATCAACAAGGATAATGAGAAACGCAAGTCATTGGCGGCGTTCTTTATCAATCTAATGAATAATGGCATTATTGACAAGGCAAAAATCATTTCTATAACTAGAAATTTAATGAATCAGATTTATAATTTTATTTCGGAAGAAAATAAAAAGAATGAAGTGGATGAGTTGACTGAAAATATAGCACTGTTGTACAAGAAGGAAATGTATGGTAAGAATGACGTGAGTTACGAAAAAATAGATGGCTTGACAATTTTACAAGTTATTGAAAAATTGGCGCATAGTAAGGTGAAGGACTATAAGAGCTTAACGAATAAAACTGTGTTTAAATTTATGGACATGATAGAGATGTAAAAATAAAAAGAGAAAATAGATGCAAAAAATAAAAATTTATTATTTTTATTTGTAATAGTTAGGATTTAAACATATAATTTTTTATTTAATAATCATATGGGAGAGAACATTCATTTTAACATTGACGAAGTACATGAAGAAACCAGTGTAAATTTTGATGAAATTATGAGTAATTTTGAAAACGAAATGTTTAATGATTATGAAAGTGAAAATATTATAGCTTCTCAAATTCTGAATTATCAGATGAATTTTACTATCAAACAATTAATTGTAATATGTGATTATTATGGCATTTCGAAAGAAATTAAATTAAATAAAGCAACCAAAATAGAAATAATTAATGCATTGGTTTATTTTGAAAATAATAGCATCAATGAAGACGTTGTATTAAAACGACAAAATTTGTGGTTTTATTTGAATGAACTTAAAACCGACAAAATTATGAAGAAATATGTATTATGGTAAACTAATAGGATTGTAATAATATTATATTAAATATAAAATATTATTATAAAATAGAATTAATGGTATTATCCAAAATTGATGAAAATGTAAGTTATCCTGAATTAAAAAGTGTGGATGCTGGTGATTTTAAAATGGAAGCCAATTTATACCAATTGGAAATATATGATACAGACGTTGTGATTGCTGTTGGGAACGCAAAGAATACGTTTGAAGAACAAAATGTATTGTATTTTCCTGTTTATTTAGTTAAAACTAACAACAAAGTAATTCAAATCGGTGTTTATGAAATAAAAGCAAGTGATTATATTAGTTATTTAGATGCTAACAATAATATTGACGTTGAAAAATTGGAAGAGCCTTTAATATATAAATTTGTTACAAAGCAAATGCTGAATAGTTTGAGATTAGAACCGGACGTTCCTCTAAGAAAAAAACCAGACCAAACTGGTAAAATTGCTCAACAAAGTGAAGATGCTGATAACAGCGATGATGAAGATGATGATGAAAATAAAGCTGTAAAAGGAGAATACAATGAACACTATGAAATTCCAGAAAGCCGTAAAGATATTTTTATTTTGACAAAAGGTGTGCCTATACCTCCTCAATTAAAAGAAGAAAATGCACAAATGGCAAAAGATGTCAAAGAAAAATATCACGAGTCTCCGTCTGACAATTGGGTTGAAAAATATATGAAAAATCCAAATTATACTATTGTCGACAATGAAGGTGGCGGCGATTGTTTATTTTCAACCATAAGAGATGCTTTTTCAAGTATAGCACAGCAAACATCGGTTGCAAAGTTAAGAAAAAAATTATCAGATGAGGTAAATGAAGAAGTATTTAATAATTACAAATACCAATATGACATGTACAACAACAATATGGTGGTAGAGACAAATGAGATAAAAAAACTAGAGGCGGAATACTTATTGTTAAGACAAAAATTTCAAACTGTGATAGACCGAAATGAGCAAAAACTTGTGGCAGAAAACGCAAAAACGGTCAAAAAGGAACATGATAAATTAGTAGAAGAGAAACGAACAACTGCCGCATTGTTAAATGAGTATAAATATATGAAGGGCATTGACACGTTAGAAAAACTTAAAAAGAAGGTTAGAACGTGCGAATTCTGGGCAGAAATGTGGTCAATGTCAACACTAGAGAGAATATTGAATATAAAACTTATAATTTTATCGAGCGAGGCTTATAGAACAGGCGATTTAAAAAATATTTTGCAATGTGGGCATGTGGATAACCTGCTTGAAACAAAAGGAGTATTTAATCCAGAGTTTTATATAATACTAGATTATACTGGCTCACATTATATGACAGTCGGCTACAAAAAAAAATTGATATTTAAGTTTGCAGAGATACCATACGATATAAAAATGATGACTACTGAAAAGTGTATGGAGCAAAATGCTGGCGTGTTTGCACTAATTCCTGATTTTCAAAAATTTAAAGATACGCACAAAAAAAAAGCGGCAGCAAAAGAAGAGACTTATGATGATTTAAGTGAGGCGAAGCTGCGCGGTTATTATGATGATGATACTGTGTTTTTGTTTTACTCGAAATCAAGTGATAAACCTTTGCCCGGAAAAGGGGCTGGAGAGAAAATTCCAAACGATAAAATTATCGAATATAAAGAATTGGCAAACATTCCACAATGGCGTAAAAAGTTGTCTAATTTTTGGGTTTCGGAGAAGCCTTTTACTCTGGATGACCATAAATGGGCGAGTGTAGAACATTATTATCAAGGGGCTAAGTTTAAAAAGAATAATCCGGATTTTTACTTGAGTTTCTCTATTGATTCTGGAACAGACTTGTCAAAAGACCCAGCTGCAGCAAAGTCTGCTGGTGGTAAAACTGGAAAATCAAAGGGTAAATTAATCAGACCTGTTCAAGTAACAATTGACCCAGATTTTTTCGGAAAAAGACACAAACAGGAAATGTATAACGCCCAATACGCCAAATTTACCCAGGACGAAGGATTAAAGAAACTGTTGTTAGCTACAGGACATGCTAAATTGACGCATCATAGTAGAGGGTCGCCTCCTATTGTATTTGATGATTTGATGATTATTCGCGATAAAATACGTCGTGATAACTTGTAAGTCAATTCTGATGTGTTACTATAACGGTTGGTTTGTTATGTGCGTCTGGATATCCAGCACCTGGATTATAGTTTGGGCAATTGGTGCCGTTAAAATTAATTTTAGAATTTACTCCATCAGGACAACATCCAAATGTCGTTTGCGAACAATTGCCTTGTGCAGTATTTACTGTGCGAACCTGCACATTAGGCCCTAAAAGTGATACATTATTTAATAAAACTAAAATTAACAATATGACTGCTAAAATTATTATTAATGATTTGTCCATATATATATTTTGATTATATTTTTCTTTTTCTTTTTTGTGATTTACTTTTCTTTTTTCTTTTTCTTTTTCTTTTTGTTTTGTCCTTTTTATTTTTAACCTTTTTCCCTCCCAAAGCGCCTAGAATAAATGGCATGGTTGTAACACCGACAACTGAAACTGCCAGAGGAACTGAAACAGCCGCAGCAATTTTTATTTTACGGTGATTGTTTGGATTGTTTTCTTCTGCTTCGGCATTATTTGCAACGGCATTATTTTCTTCTGGTCCACATTTATCCAAATCATAACTGATTTCAAACTGTGAAAATTTATATGTATTTGTAATTAAATCAACCATAAAAATAAAATGTAACTTCCCACATGGAAATTCCAAGTCAAATGCGCCGCCATTTGTAGATATAACTACGTCCGATTCAAATTCTAATTTTAGTGTTTGTACGGTAGGCGTTATATTAATAATACATTTTTTTTTGGTGTGCATAATATTAGACATTTCTGGTTTTAACATGTCATTTAATTTAATTATTACTAAATCTGTGAGTAAATTATATAAATTTTGACAAGAGAAAAGTGCAATAATATTTACAGCATTGTAATTAACTTTCAAATTATTTTTAATATAGCAATCAATAACTAGTTGATAAAAAGTATCCGCAATTGAATAATAATCTGGCACTTCTTCGTCTTTATCTTCTGGCTTGGAAAAATATTCAGGAGGGTAAGGAATATCATTAATTGTGCGGTCATCTCGTTTGACGTCCTTGCCTATTTGATATTTTATTTGTTCCAGGAAATTGTCCATTGTAGTAAGTGTCCCATTTTGTGTTGCAAATATGTATCTCATTTTAAGGTAAAAACTATACGCAATTAATTTATTCAAAGTCATATTTGGGTTGCTCTCAGCCGATGTATCAATTGAAAATTTTTTTTCTTTCCCATTATTAAGTTTGTCTTCAAAATTAAAACAATCATCCATATAAAGCACATTCTTTTCCTTTTCATCAGCGGCCTTTTTAACATCTACAAACTGATTATAATTATCCTTTATGTACTGTATAATATTTGTTGTAGGTATTAACTTTGTACCTTTGAATTTATTATAAAACGTTAGATTGTTATCTTTTACAGGCGGTGTTTTTTTCGTTTTATTTTTAGGTTTTTTAAAAAATACTTTATGAGTAGTTTTTATGTTGCTGTTTGTTTTGATGGGCATAATATATTATATATTTAAACATATAATAAAAATAAATAACAGTATAATAATATAAATATGAACCTTTCAAAAAAAAGTAAAATATTAATGACTTTTTTCACAAAAAATGAATGTATAAATCATTATAAACAAACGGATAAGACTCAAAAGATTTTACTAGAATTATATGCTGATATATTAGAAGCGCATGAATACATTTCCTCTTTAAAACACGCAAAAGGAAATCATTTTTACAATATATCTATTAAACATATACAGACAGCTAGTCAGATAATAAAACCCAAAAACTTTAACAGCAATAGTTTCCCTTTAGAGATAAGAAATCACATTGACGAAATGTCCTTTTCAGAGCTGTCGTATACGTTTTCTCTCTTTGATAAAGAAATAAAGCTAATTTTTATAACAGAAGATAATGTTGAGGACAAAATTGAAACGTTTAATAAATATGTAGATACAATACTGATGTGGATTTATATATTAAATCAATATTCCTCGAAATTGTGTGCAAAAACATTTACAGTATACTTTTATTTTACTTCACTCGAAAAAAAATTGCCTAAATCGTCTGTTTCTGTACTAGATGAAATTCACGTCAACACAGCATTTACCACAACGTGTCCGCGAGATTCCGAAATAGTTATTTACAGAAAAGAGGAATGGTTCAAGGTTTTTATGCATGAAACATTTCATAATTTCGGCCTAGATTTTTCGGATATGAATAATGATAGTTGTTCACAAGATATATTAAATATTTTTCCAGTAGACTCCAAAGTTAATTTGTATGAATCTTATGCCGAGTTTTGGGCAGAAACAATGAATGCGTTATTTTGTAGTTTCTTAAAATTAAAAAACAAAAAAAACGTGGAAGAGTTTTTGATGAACGCGGAATTTTTCATTAATTTCGAAAGAACTCACAGCTTTTTTCAACTAGTGAAAACATTGCGATTCATGGGATTACAATACAAAGACCTTTATTTGAAAACAAAACGTAGCAAAGTGTTAAGAGAGACACTGTATAAAGAAGAAACCAATGTTCTCTCTTATTATGTTATTAAAACTATTTTAATGAATAATTATCAAGGGTTTTTATCGTGGTGTAAAACAAATAATTTGGCGCTTTTACAATTTAAAAAAACTCCCGCCAACGTGAAGGAATTTTGTAATTTTATTGAAAAAAATTATAAGACAAAGTCCATGACAAAAGGTGTTGAAACTACAGAATCACTTTTTAATCATTTAAACAATCGTAAAACACCAAGCAACGAATATATAATTTCAAATTTGCGTATGAGTATTTGTGAGCTGGGATAAATTAGTTTTCTGGTTTATTATGCGTTATTACGTTATGCATTTTGCAAAAATCGCCACCTTGTAGACTTTCTCTCTTACATTGGTTTCTAGTCTTAGTTTTTTGGATACAAAAATATTTGTATGTTCCATTTCCTACATATTTTTTATTGGCTTTCCATGCAAAACTGGCTTCATCAAAGTCTATTTCTACTTTATAAAGCGCACAAAGTGCATCAGTAATATATCTAGTCTGACTTCGTGTACGCATGTTGTCTTTGGATAAAAGTAATTGAGACTGATATTTTGAATCAATTTTATTTTGTAATACAAAAGTTCAAATTTACGGTTTTATTTCAAAATAAAATTGAAATTTAAAATATAAAAAAACGAGGAGCAAACACGTAATAAAAACATAAACAAATGGGAATCAAAAACCTTAATAGGTTCTTAAAAACAGAGTGCAAGGACGCAATCAAGTTTATATCACTAAAAGAATTATCCGGGAAAAAAATAGCTGTAGACATAAGTATATATTTATTTAAATATGCATCCGAACAGGCTTTAATTGAAAATATTTATCTTATGTTATCAGTATTTAGACATTATAATATTATTCCAATATTTATATTTGATGGTAAAACACCGACTGAAAAAAAAGAACTAATCCAAAAGCGTAAGGAAAATAAACTAGAAGCCGAGAAGGAATATAAGTTTTTGAAAAATAAATTAGACGATGCGATGGAATTAGATGATATTGAAAAGCAAGAAATAATAACAAATATGGATTTGTTGAAAAAAAAAATAATTTACATTAGCAAAGCTGATTTTGATAATGTAAAAAGTCTTATTAGAGCGTATGGTGCAACATACTATGATGCACCAGGTGAAGCAGATGAGTTATGTGCATTGCTATCAATTAAAGGCAAAGTATGGGCATGTTTAAGTGAAGATATGGATATGTTTGTGTATGGTTGTCCGCGTGTATTAAGATATCTAAGTTTATTGAATCATACAGCTGTTTTATATGAGCAAAAAGGGATACTAGACAATTTGGGTATTACACAAAAAGAATTACGTGAGATTTGTATAATATCAGGAACAGATTATAACATGAGTAATACTAGTAGCAACAACAGTAAAATGAATCCAACGTTATATAATACATTAAAGCTTTTCAAAAAATTTAAGAAAAAGAAGGTAAGTACTGATTTTTATGATTGGCTATTGGAAGAAACGAATTATATAGAAGATTACGAATTGTTGCAAAAAATAAACGACATATTTAAATTAACAAACGCACCGGAGAATTTTGAGCAAATAAAAATAGCAAATGGGCAAATAATTTATTCCGATATGAAAGAAATTTTAAAAACAGACGGATTTATATTTCCTGAAAACTAAATAATAACTTTTTTTTTTACTATTTAAAATTAATAACCTACTATTATATAAGTGAATGTTAGATTTATACAATAATAAATATGATAGAGAGACGCTGAAAAAAAATATATACGCGGTAAAGTTAATAGACATTCTAAAAACACAACACATAGATGTTTCATTTGCGGTGCGTTATATTTTAAATAAAAAATATCAGTTGCACCGCGAAGACAATATAACTAAGAAAATGGTTTTATTTTATCAGCCACACATTACAAAAATGAGTTTAGTGATAGAATTATCCATGTATTCGCCAGACGATGATAGTGCGGACGATTTTGAAACTGTCTCAAGGAAAAAATAAGTATTTCAACGCTTTACACAATATAAATTATATTGTCATTTCTGACTATATAATTTTTTATTTATTTATAATTTTTGTTTTAGGTCTATTTACAGCAATAAATACATAATTTAAACAGTTGTAGTAGGAGCAACGACAACAGTGGCATCAGCCTTGACAGCCTTTGCGAAGTGAGGAGACATGTATCGCTGTAGGTTGAAGTAGGTAAGCTCATCTGTCTTCTTAAGCTTCAAGAGAGTGGCAAGCTTGGCATCAGGGTTAATCTTTCGGCCATTTGCAACGTCCTGGAGGTTGTTGGTGCGAATATACTTGTTGATATCGCGGGTAACCTCAGTGCGCGCCATCTCAGAACCAGAAGGCTTCTCCAAAAACTTTGCTAGCTCGTCAGAGATACGAGTGGGCTTAACAAATCCAGAAGGAGCACGATTTCCAGACTTGCGCTTGCGCTTGGAATTTAGCTTCTGTGCAGCCTTAAGCTCACGACTCCACTTCTTTTCAAGATTGCGGTAATCGGACTTAATTGATGAAATCAAACCTCCAATTTGCTGGAGTCTAGCAAGGAACTCCATCGATTGCTCGCAAATGGGTGTCTCGGTCTCAACAACGGTCGCCACGTCAACAACCACTGATTGAACATCAGATGAAGTGGTAACAGTCTTGACAACTGTCTCGTCTGATGACTTGACAGCCTTAGGCTTCTTAGCCTTTACAACCTTCTCTGTCACAGGAGCAACAGAAACAATAACGGGGGCAACAACAACGGGGGTAGGGACTGATTCAGTCTCAGAAGATTTAGTAGTCTTAGCTCTGGCCATCTTATTATAGTATATCTAAATAAATACTTTTTAAGTGATTTAACGCAAATATTATATATTGTTACGGTAATATGGTAATGCTGGTTTGATATATCTTCTAAACGTTTAATTTTTGTAAAATAACTCACTCAAGTTTTTAAAAATGACTAACGGATTGAAAAAGCCATGGCAAGGAAATTGCGGCGATGTCGTTGACTAATGTTAATGCACCCAAAATATAATATGCGCCTAAAGATTTGCTATCTGAATCAACTCCAGTATTAACCATTTTTTCTAATACTTCCAATACTGATTTTTTAGTGGCAACAAGATTAACTTCTGTATGCAATGCTTGAAAATTAATTTGTCTAAATGGGTCACCATTTGGAGGACAAATTTTCCTTTTAACCTCCATAGATAATTGAGCTCTATAATTCCAAATATCCGCTAATTCTCTCACAAATTTTATTAGATTATTTCTATCCAATGAGAGAAACCACTGAGGGTCACTATAATTTCCTAAAGAATCTATTTGTTGAAAAACTGACAAGCATCTCATCTCGATTGTTTTTTCAGCAGACATAAAAATGCAAACATCTTCGATTTCTAAATTTATAGGCGTTTTTAAAATAATGCCAAGTTTGATTAAAGTTTTAATATTTTTAAAAAGATAATCTGGCAGGTTGGAGCGATTGTATGGGTTTTTAATTTCTTTTTTAGTTTTAAAAATTAAGTTATATAAAGAGCCAATATCAAAACCATATACAAAATTATCTACATCTTTATAGCTAATAAATTGATGAAAACTTATTTCATTTAAAGGCTCTAGTGTGATAAAATCGCAATTATTTGTGCACAAACTGCGATTCTTATAAGCAGGCCCATGTAACAAATTGTATTTTCTTTGTAAAATTCCTCTAAAAATCTTTTGGATTTTCCTTGTAAAAGACGATAAACGCAAAAATGCAAAAATTCGATTTGTTAACTGCGATTTATTCCCTGCAAGTTTTAATTTGTAGTTTTTTGCAAAACTTTTTAATTGTGTAGCATTATAATTATATTTGGTAATGTCATTGTAATTATGAATATTAAGCATGGTAATGTCGGTGTCATTTATTTTCATTGGCTTTTTTACAACAGGTATTAATAGTTCACATTTATTTGAAATACTAATCATGTACTCGTCTATATTGTTAGCATTTTGGTTATGTTTTTTGGTTGGTCCCATTATATATATAATATATATAATATCTTTTTGAATCATTTTTAAAGTGAATTAATAAATCCAGTCATGCATTGTTTAATCCATTAATAATGTAATCACGTGACTAGGTTCACATGCTAACCTGACCATAATTCTTTTATATTTAAAAAAAAAATTGATTTAAAGACAAATCAATAGTATAATTCATACTAATACAATGACGGACTCAATCATCGATGGAACTAACATTAATACCAGCGTATTTTCATACTCTGCACCTAAAGCGCACACGTCAGGTGCAAAGGTAGTAAATCTGTATAATAAAAATACGAGAGAATCTCTAATGATTTCTACTCCGCTTATCCTTACTTGGGGAGCACAGGAAAGTAAGGACCAACAGGGTAATGCTTTGGGTAAGTGGACAATGGGTCTTCAGTTTCCTAGTTCAGAATATCCTAATGCAGATGGAGAAGCATTCTTGAAGTCTATGCGTGCACTAGAAGCCAAGGTAAGAGCAGACGCACTTACATATTCTAAGGACTGGTTTGGTAAGACTATTACCAGTTCAGAAGTAATGGATGAAAAGTTCAATGTGATGTTGAGACATCCCAAGGTTAAGGGTACTGCAGAGCCCGATTTGTCAAAGGCGCCTACTATGACGGTTAAGCTGCCTTGTTGGAGCGGTGTTTGGAAATCACAAATTTTCGACGAGGATGGAGAGCCGCTATACGTAAATGGAAAAACGAATACTCACTTGAATCCGCTTGAATTTCTAAAGCCGAAGACTCAAGTAATCTGTCTAATTGAGTGTGGTGGCTTGTGGTTTGTAAATGGTAAGGTATCTGTTACGTGGAATTTGAAGCAGGCAATTGTTCAGAAGCCAAAGAATTCTATGGATGGACACTGCTTTCTAAAGCCAAAGGCAGCTGATATGGAAAAACTGAAGACAATGGCTCCTGTTGTGAGCGACTTTGTTGACCCAGATGGCGGTGCAATTTCCGCTACAGTAGAAGATAGTGATGATGAGGATGATGAAGAAGAAGAGATTATAATTAGACCAGCAACGCCTCCGCCGGTCATTGCAGCGGTTGTAGAAGAAGTAGCTGCAGAAGTTTCAAAGAAGAAGCGAATTATTACCAAGAAGAAGTCTGCTGATGCTGCTGCGTAAAAACAAATAAAAATAAAAATAAAAATTAAAACAAATATAAAAACAAATAAAAAAATAATATGTATAATTGTATATTTTTTTACAGACAATTTAAAGCAAGGTCAAAAAGGTAAGTGCATAAAAGTTTTTTTAATTTTTCTAATGTTTTAATTTTTCTAATTTTCTATTTTTTTATCTAAACTATGTGTCGTTAACTATGCTAACGTGGTGGTCTGTTTTTTTTCTTCTTGTCCGTATACTCGTACGACGGATAGGAATGTTTTTCAAACGGAGGTAATACGACATTCGAAACGGGTGCAGAGAAGTAGTAGTCACGGTATTGATATACACTGTCATCGTACGGGTCTCCAGTGTGCTTGGAGAATAGAAACGACCTTTCTCCTGAGACCGGATCAACGCACAAGAAGAGACGACTTTGGTCTCGCATGCGCACGTACCTCTCGGCATTGTAATGTACATTATGATAATTGAAAAAGCACCACCGCACTTCAGGAATGTTCTCCACGGTCGTGAACCTGGTGTCCCGAACTATTTTCAGCATCAGTTTTCCTTTTCGCACCGCATGCGAACCTACGAACTTTGATAAAACCTCCCACTGCAAATCGCTGGGCAAAGCTCGAAACAGTTGGTCCATGTTCATCATTATATTGATTTGTATCTTGTTCTAATTTTATGTAATACGATTTACATTGCGTTAAAAAAGTAATTCAATTTTTTAGATAATTAAAACAGGATTTAAGCAAAGAATGCAAGGTACATAAAAAATTTTTTATTTTGTTTTATTTTTTATTTTGTTTTATTTTTTATTTTGTTTTATTTTTTATTTTGTTTTATTTTTTAAAATTAAAGCGGAGGAGGAGGTCCATTGGGTGACCTGGGAGGAGGAGGTCCATCGGGTGACCTGGGAGGAGGAGGTCCGTCAGGCGACTTTGGTTGAGCAACGTCATCTTCTTCCTCCCCACTCGGCATCCTCAAACACAATGTCTTTTGAACTGGGTATCGGACAGCTTTTTTTTTGTCTGTAAAAGGGTATGAAGGATAGGAATGCTTTTCAAACGGCGGCAAAACGACAGTGTCGTTCATCGGAGTATATTGCTGTCCCCAGCACTTTGGCATCCACGAACACTCACGAACAATTCTTTTGCGGAACATATATCCTGTTTCCCCATAGACAGGGTCTACGCAAAACATCAGTTGACTTCCGTCACGCATACTCGTGTAAGTCTTGGCATTGAAATCCTCGTTGTACACACCGATGTAGCAAACATGAATCCGATGTATATTCTGTATTAGTTGATGCCTGGCACCAAATACCATTTTTTTAATTAACTTACCTTTTCGCACCGCATGCGAGCCTACAAACTCTGATAGAACTTCCCACCGCAGGTCGCGGGGTAAATGTCTAAAAAGTTGCCACATGTTCATTTTATAAAGAATTGCTTATAGCTGTATTCTTGGGATTCTGCATTAACTTGGATTTCTAAAAGCAATTCAATTTTTTTTAATTTTATATATTTTATACTTTACTAAAAATATATAAAAAAAGTGGGTTCACTTTATTTAATTTAAATTTTTAAAATGGTATATTATTCTAATAACTAGGGTAACCACATTTTATAATTTCTTCTTCTTCTTTTTATCAGAATAAGGATACGACGGATACGAATGTTTTACAAACGGAGGCAAATCAACTGAATTCTCCGGAGGAAGTACATTTGTTATAATCTTTCCACAATGGTAGTCTGGTCTAGTTGGGTCATGTGGTCTGTTACTAACAAATATGTAGTATATGTCCTTGCCGTTCGGGTACTGATAACACGCTATTTTACGCCCACCGCTTAGTTTTACTTGGGTTATTCCGTGTACAATGGTTTGAATACGAGGTATATCCTGCACCAATTGATGCCTAGCATCAAAAACCATTTTCCGCCTCAACTTGCCTTTACGCACCGCATGCGTTCCTGTAAACTCTGTTAAAACTTCCCACTGTAAGTCGCGAGGTAAAGCTCGAAAGAGTTGGTCCATGTTCATCATTATATTGTGCTAAATACTTTTGTACTTGTTCCAAGTTGTAATATGATTTACATTTACATTACAAAAAGCAATTCAATTTTTATATTTATTTTTATATTTAATTTACAAAAGTCTATCTAATCAAGTGAAATTTTTGCTTTTTATCTGTATACTCGTACGATGGATACGAGTGTTTTTCGAACGGCGGCAAAACAACTGAATTGTTTATCGGAGTGTATGTAAGTTCATAACTCTTTTCCTCCCTGGAATGCGAACGGATTTTTCTTCTGCGGAATAAATATCTCATTTCCCCAGTTTTGGGGTTTTCGCAAAACATCAGTTGACTACCACCCCGTAACTGAACATCATCCGTTGCATTGAAATTTTGGATATAAACCCAAATGTAACACCTGGTAATTCTAGGCAAATCTTTTATCATTTGATGTCTATCATCAAAAACTATCCTTTTAATTAACTTACCTTTTCGCACGCGGTGCGAGCCCACAAATACTGATAGAATTTCCCACTGCAAGTCGCGAGGCAAAGCCATAAAGAGTTGCCACATATTCATCTTTTAGTAAACGAGCTTATAGCTTTATGTTTGAGGACCTACATTAGATGGGATACAAAAAAAGGATTTCAATTTTTTTGGTTTTATATATTTTTTACTTTACTAAAAATATATAAAAAAAGGGTTTCCCCTTTTTCTAATTCTACTACTAATTCTACTACTAATTCTATCTAGACAAGGGAATTCTGCGCTTTTTATTAGTATGCGGATACGACGGATACTCGTGTTTTACAAAAGGAGGAAGGACAACGGCATCTTCGGCTCTGGCCACAGGGTATTGCATTTCCCATAAAACCGTATAATCTACGGTTTTACGGTGACCAAATATCGTGTCTCCTGAGACGCCGTCGTAACAAAACTGCATCTGCCGGTTTCCTAATATTGTAAACCGTATGTATTTCGGCCATTCGGCTTCATCACGGTCATGCAACCATGCAAGCCGCTGACGATTTTTTAGTCCGTTTACCACTGGGATAAAGGTGTTGTTGTCCAGTTGACGCATTAACTTTCCACCCGCCATCGTAGTAAAAACTATCTTCCGTCTCAACTTACCTTTACGCACCGTATGCGTTCCTACAAACTCTGACAGAACTTCATACTGCAAGTCGCTAGGCAAAGCTCGAAAGAGTTGGTTCATATCCATAACCATATTTGAAAAGAAGAGCTTGTAGCTTGTTTCTAATACAATGTGAGTTAATTTATTTTTTAAAAAGTAATTCAATTTTTTTATTCTAATACGCTGCACTCGTTTACTAAACAAATATAAATAAGTAAAACGTGTAAAAAAAAATTTTGTTTTTTTAATTTTTAATTTTTTCTGGGTTTTGGTTTTTTTATTTTTTCTGGGTTTTTTATTTTTTCCATCTATCGCTCATATCTTCCAGAATATGCTTCCATCTCAATCTCGCGCTGGTATTCGGCGTAGTCCGCTTGGTCCGTCGAGTCCCACTGGGCTTCGATATCGTCCTCGTAATCGTACCGCTCATCAGGCTGTCTACCCCACAACGCATCCTCTGCTCGCTGTCGCGCGACCTCCTCCAGGTTCTTAGCACATGACATCTCTTCCATAGCTTCCTGAAAAGCATCTTCCACCGATTGATAACTCCAGTTGTCCAATACGGTCTGGCGTAACTCGTTATCTGAAGCGTCTGGGATGTCGATTCCCCAAGTGACTTCGGGGATTTCCTCGTCCTCGTTCTCCGCGTTTATCTCCGCGACAGTCTCGTCGGTCACCTCCAGGTCGACTTCCTCGTCCATGAGCTCGAGCTCTCCATCAGCTCCGTTGTCCCACATGAGAGCACAGCATCCGTTCAGGTTGTTGTGGCGCGACGTGGATTCGCCGCACGTCATGCACACAATACCCTGTAACTGCACGTCTCCGCCGCCGTAGAGGTGGCCGGTTTGCCAAAACGCAATTCTGGGGCGACCGTAAATATCCACCGAAATCTGGCTCGATGTCCACATGTCTGTGATACT